GCGCCAATTAATAGATTTTCTATAATTGTATAGTCTTCTTTGTTTTTTTAGTTAATGTACTATTTGCGTCGGTGATGGTAATCGTTCCACGCAATGATAATATAATTCGTTCAATCACGCCTTTAGCGCAACTGAGATTTTCTTTAAATCGATTGTATTCATATGCGCACGTTGAATCCTCCAAAAACGATTTTACATATTGATTACGGAAATTTTCCGGTTGCTGTTCCACATATAATAAAATAAGGCGAAGCATTAATAATTGTGGGTCCTTTAAACCTAAGTTAGGATGTAATCCCTCGATACGTTCAGCGTATAAAACATCCCAAGCTTCGCGTAAATTAGATACAGAGGTACCATCTTCATTTGTATAATACCCTTCGGGTTTTTCCGGCAAATTTTGGTCGCTTAATTCGTCTATCAAAGCGTCTATTTTTGTTTTTATAAATGTTTTTATGTCCATGGTTCCGTCTATACCAGTAGCTATTTTACTACTAAGAAAAGTATTTAATTCGTCTACTTGTTCGTCTGATATTTTATTAAACACGTCGTGTACTTCAAACGGATTTACATCTACATTATTTACGTCATAATGTATAAAACGAATATTCATTTGTCTTAACCAATCAGGAATAAATAAATTTGGATTATTCGTCAAAACTAATGTTTCTAAATTCGTCAAATTACTTATGCTTTCAGGTATTTGTGTCAATTGGTTATTTTTAATATCCAATACTTTCAAATTTGTCAAATTACCTATTCTTAGCGGTAATCGTGTCAATTGATTATTTTGAATATACAATTTTTGTAAATTAGTTAAATTACTTATCCTTTCAGGTAATTCTGACAATTTATTATTTGCAATAGCCAGTATTTGCAAATGAGTTAAATTACCTATTCTTAGCGGTAATTGTGACAATTGATTATTATGAATATACAGCATTCGCAAATTAGTTAAATTAGTTATACTTTCAGGTAATTGTGTCAATTGATTATTTTCAATATACAATTCTTGTAAATTAGTTAAATTAGTTATACTTTCAGGTAATTCTGACAATTCATTATATCCAATATCCAGCATTTGCAAATGAGTTAAATTAGTTATACTTTCAGGTAATTCTGACAATTCATTATTTCCAATATCCAATTTTTTTAATTTTCTTAATTTTCCAATATGTTTAGGTAGTTGTGTCAATTCGTTATCTTTAATATCTAACATTTGTAAATTTGTTAAATTACATATGCTTTCAGGTATTTGTGATAATCGATTAGAAGATGTAAATAACTGTTCTAAATTTTGTAATCCACCAATACTTACCGGTAATAATGTTAGTTCATTTGATTCAATATATAAACTTCGCATTTTTTTTATATTACCAATATTTTCCGGTAATAATGTCAATCGGTTTAAATTGACATTCAATATTTCCAGCTCTATTAAATTACCAATACTTTCAGGTAATTGATTTAACCAATTATCTTCAATATCCAATTGTTGTAAATGTATTAAATTACCTATACTATCAGGCAATTGACCCAACTCATTATTTCTAATATCCAATTGTTGTAAATGTATTAAATTACCTATACTATCAGGTATAGTAGATAATTCATTATTCGCTAAATTAAATGATATAACATTTTGTAATTCTTTATTAAATTCTAAGTCATCTAATTTTTTTAAATCTTCTATTTCCCATGTATTCATTGTATACAATGAATATTAAATTTAATATTGTAAAGTGGTATTTTTATGTGAATTAAAGACAACTTTCATACTACATAAATGGAAAACGAAACATTAACTCAAACCGACATCATTTGGAATTTTATATATGATATGTTTGGTTTGAATATACCTAACAAAAAATGCTTTTATGATAACGATAATATTGAATATTTTGGCGAATGGCGTTATAATATGAAAAATGGAGAAGGAAAGTCATATTATAAAAATGGAAATATTATGTACGACGGAACTTGGAAAAACAATATGTATAATGGTTATGGTGTGGAATACTATGAAAACGGAAACATATCTTATCGCGGCGGTTGGGATTATAATAGACGAACCGGAAATGGCGTGTATTACAGCGAGCATGGGTCAAAATATGACGGGAATGGTTCATATGAAGAAAATATAGAATTTTACGACGATGAAATATAAATTAAAAATTGATTTATTATAATGAAACACATAAACATATGGATTTCTCAAGCACACAACAAATTGCCTATGACCATTACTTGAATGGAGACAACGTATTTATTACCGGGCCTGGTGGAACAGGTAAATCATACTTTATTAAAAAAGTATATGAAAACGCGAAAAAACGGAACTTAAATGTAAGTGTTACCGCAATGACTGGATGTGCTGCGTTATTATTAGATTGTAATGCTAAAACGATCCATTCGTGGGGAAGTATTGGTCTAGGCACTGACCCAATCGAAATGATTCAAAGTCGCATTGTAAAATATCGCAAACGAGATATATGGTTAAATACTGATATTTTGATTATAGATGAGGTATCAATGATGTCGTGTGAATTATTCGAATTGTTGTTTAAAATTGCTCAACATTTTAGACGTAATAAAAAACCATTTGGAGGTATTCAAGTGATATTTTCTGGCGATTTTCACCAGTTACCACCTGTAACCAAAGATAGTGCGTTTTGTTTTGAATCGTTGTTATGGGAAGAATGTTTTAAACATAGTGTTATATTGAAAGAAAACTTTCGACAAACAAGCGACCCTGTATATCAAGTCATATTGAATGAAATTCGTGAAGGCGTTATAAGTAAACAAAGCAAAGATATTTTGAACACGTGCTTGAATAAACCACAATTAGATAATGTGTCACCTACATTATTGTACCCAGTAAAAAGGTTATCAGAACAAGTAAACATAAGTGAACACGTTTGTTTGGAAGGTAAAGAACATATTTTCAAAATGAAATACATCGAACCTCCTAATAAGAAAATCGAAGAAGAATTGATAAAACAAAAAAAATATGATTGTGGATGAATCACTACGATTGAAAGTAGGGTCTCAAGTGATGTGTATTATTAATTTAGATCAAGACAATGGTATCGTAAATGGAAGTCAAGGTAAGGTCGTTGGATTTGACAATAATAATCATCCAATGGTTAAATTCTTTTATAAAAATACGTCTCGTATAATTTCGTACCATACATGGCACAATGCCACGTATGGTACTAACGGTATTCAACAAATACCTCTTATTTTATCATGGGCAATTACCATTCACAAATCACAAGGCATAACATTAGAATATGCGAACATAAATATTGGTTCAAATATTTTTGAATGTGGACAATCGTATGTGGCACTTAGTCGCGTAAAATCATTAGAAGGTTTATATATTCAAGGATTAGATTTTAGTAAAATCAAGGCAAACCCTAAAGTATTGAGATTTTATGAAAATTTAAGTGTTAATCTTACGTGAAGGAATTTTAGAAGATACTAGATAAATAGAATTTTCGGTCATAATAATATATTCTTCCGCGACTTTAAAAATTTTAGAAATAGGGCTCGTATATTCTTCTTCGCTTCTTACCAATATTTTTTCATCGTTTTCGCGTACACCAATGAGTACATTGGACGAATGAGAATCCATCCAATAATCTAACATAATCGGTTTATCTTCTTTACATGCTAATTTACACGCATTTATTAAAACTTTTTGACTAGGAATAGGCATAGTATCGCTCATATGAATTATTGATATTTTTTCTTTTTATGTATTTTACGCAATAAATATCGTTTTGTATATTTTTTTTTAGGTTTAATGATTTTTTCAATTGTATTTTGTTGATAAATTTGCGCAAAGTTTGCGTTTAAAATATCTTTGATATATTCATAAATCATAAACAATTCTTCATTTTCGCATTTACCAACAATCAAAATACTGCCTGTCCTAAATATCATAAACGATATTTCCCGCTTATCTTCTAAACGATATTTACATTGAATTCCCGGATAACTACACGAATCAAATGAACATTTTATACCATATTCTTTTTTCAAAATTCGAAATAGATTTTCACGATGTATATAATAATTACAATTGAAATTTGAGTTCACCAATATGGTTTCACGTTTTTCTATGATTTCTTCTATAATACTACTATAATATGGTTGTAATAAATACTTAATTTTTTCCACCGCAATATCTAAAACTCTGTCATCTTGTATTCCGGGTATTCCTACTTTCCCAGAATTAAATAATTTAAGATGAAGTTCTCTGTATTTGCCTTCAAACAAGATGCGATAAATAATCACAAAACAATTGTAAAATGCGCTCTTTGATTTTTTTTTGTAATTGACTACATCTTTTTTGGAGAAACCAATACTTACTTTTCTTACATCTTTAAATTTTATCCGGCCGTTTGGTGTATCAAATTGATTTAAAATTTTTACATCGACAGGCAATGTAATGTGCTTTATATTTTCTTCAAATTGTTGAACTTCTTCTCTGTCTTTTAAATTAAATTTCATTTGTTTTTTTATAATACCTTCATCGATAGTATCGTAAGATATCATATTTAATTTCCAAAAAATATCGTGTAAATCGATGTTTATATTAAAATACAATATTTTTGTTTTTGTAGAAATAACAATGTCTCCACATAAAGGGACTTCTTTTGGAACCATATCCGTAGTTTCTTTTAAAACACTTGTGTTGTTCATAAAATTTTCCCATTGTTCTTCCAACATCTAATTATCCTAGATGTATCTTTATAAATCAATTTTGTATATATAAAAAATGCTTAAAAAACACTTTATCCAAATACTCCAGTCGACAACCTTGGTTTAATATATCTTTCATATAAATCAATAATTGACTATCTATCTTATATTGGGTTAATATACACATAAATATTTTTATTAAAAAATCCTTAGGATAAAATGGTTTTATTTTATTTTTTAATAAAGAAAAAGAATATTGGTGGCAAATTTTTTGTATAGTTTTTTCTTGAATAAAGTCACATTTTATATAATGATAACTTTGTAAAGCGTTGACCATACAACGAATATCTGGATAATAATTATAAATAATCGTCTCCAATGTATTGCTTGAAATATCTATTTTTTCTCTTTGAATAATATGGTTCAGATAATCATTATAGTTCGACAAATTATAAAAATGTATAGTTAAACATTTATTACGCAATGGTTGTATAAGTTTACTTATATAATTACAAATTAAGAAAAATCTTACATGTTTATAGTGGTTCAATAATAACAACAATGATTGTTGAGCTTGTTTTGTCATAGAATCTACTTCATCTAAAATGACAAACTTCAACTCACTATTGGTAAAAAACCCGTGACTCTGAACAAAATTATAAATAGTATTACGTATAATATCTACCCCTCGGTCATCAGACGCGTTTAATTGTATAATATTGTGTTTCATAGCATATTTTGTTTTTATTTTTTCCAACAAACAATTGATGGTGGTGGTTTTCCCTGTTCCAGGTGGACCATACAATAACATATGTGGAATAAACAAAGTATCCACCATATTGTCCAACATAATTTTATAATGGTCATCCAAAACAATGGAGCATAAATCCGTTGGTCTATATTTTTCGATCCATGGGTTCATTTATTACATTAGTAAAACTATTTAAATCAATATTACTCATTTGTTTATGACGGAAGAAGTAAAAATTCCCAAAAAAAGAGGACGCAAACCCAAAGGTGGCAAAATTGTAGAAATAAAAGAAAAAACAAATCAGCAAAAGGAAATGATTCAATCTATTATTTTACATTTAAAGTGTAAAAAAAGTGAAATTATTAAACCTGAAATGGATACAAATATATACAATATTGAACCTTACGCAAAAGAAAGTATTCAATATGAAATTATTCCCCATAATCCTGAAAAGGAAAAAACGAAGGATGATTATTCGAAAGATAAAAAAGACGAAAAAGATAAAAATATAATTTACGATAAATTAAGTGAATTAGAAAAAAACTTACACGCAAACAATATACATAATAAATCAAATTGTTTTTGGTGTACGTGTCCTTTTGATACACCCATTATTCATATTCCCATTATGAAAATGAAAGATCAATATAATGTATATGGTTGTTTTTGTAGTCCTGAATGTGCTACAAGTTATTTGTTCAATGAACCTATAGTAGAGACAATTAAATATGAAAGATATCAAATGTTGAATTATTTATATGGTAAAATTTATAATTACAATGAAATTATAAAAATGGCACCTTCGCCTTATTATACATTAGATAAATATTATGGCAATTTAAATATACAAGAGTATCGTAAGTTGTTGAAATATGACCGATTGTTATTATTCACAGAAAAACCTTTGACGAAAATTTACCCTGAACTCCACGAAGACAATACACGATTTGAACCTCTTTATAATCATAAAATTATAATGAAAAAAAACGCTCCCATTAATAAAAAAAACATATAGAATCGGTGTTTCAGTTATAAGTTCGATTTAAATCTTCTTCGTAATGTTCTGTAGATACAATGATTTCCGGTAATATTGGAACCAAAAAAGAAGAGTGATACATTTCTTTTTTATCATTTTCTTGTGTATATATTAAATACATATTTCGTGTTTTTATAAAATTTAAAATAATTGAAACAGATGCTTTGTTTCTTAATTTAACTTGTTGTCCAATTTTAAATATAGTATATATATAATGGAAGAAAAGGGAACAACAATGATATTACACGCGTTAATTCTTGGGGTTTTATTATACTTATTTATGTTTTTTATATTAGGACAAAAACAAGCCGTCGCAGAAAATAGAAGTATATTATTCGCGTCGTTTATTCTAGTTTATATGATATTATTTGGGCATGGATTACCAACCAAATTAAATAAAAATATATAAATACAATGAAATTTATGAATAAAAAGAAGTATTTTTTTTAAAGTATCTACGCGTTTACGATTATTAAATGTATAAGGTTTCCATTTTTTGTAGACGGGTAAATAAATACACGTGACATAATATGTATCTTCTTCATATTCAACTATGGTATCGGATTCATCGTCACTATATTCTATATTTTTATAATTTTTTTTATGTTTAAAAATCTTTCGTAATAAATAATTTGTTTTAATATCATTCACATAAGCATTCCCATAATAATATACTTCATTATCATTCATAACATAAAGACAATATACTTCGCTTAGTTCGCGGTGTTTGCTTATGATGAAATGACCATATGAATTCGATAATTTATATAATTTAGCATTTGGTGTAAATTGTAAAATACCATATACGTTATAACTCAATTCGCTTGCCGAAAAAATAGGTTCTTCATTGCTCATAAAAGGTAGTTTGAAGTTATATACACCACTTACATTCGATACGTTTATATAATGGTCTAATAAATGTTCTATTTTTTTGTAAATATCTTTATGTTTATGTTGTAATGGTTTGTTTTTATACAACATTATTTTTTCTACGATAAACACATGGTCGATTAGAGTACCATATAATTGTGTACCTAATGTGAGTATCGGGTCAAATGCTACATATATATGTTTATGTATTTTACGCTCAATGTCGTATAAAATACATAATGGTTTATTATTTTCTTCTTTGAATGTAGCCATAAATTTAGGTCCGCAAGGAATAAAAACACTAGTGGTCTTCGACGAAGATAACACATTACTATGTTGATACATTATATATATGATTTATTTTTGTCTTTAAGTAATAGCAATGATTCAGATAATTCCGCAATATTTTCTTCTACATCAGGGACTTCTTTTGTGAAATATTGTAAAATATCCATATTCAAGTAATATAACATAAAATGGATACATAAAAGTAAACCAAGTGTATATAATATAATCATATAAACGGCGATTATATTATTTCTTGGATAAAAACGAAAATAATGATTCCAACAGGGCTTCGTCGACTTTCGTTTGTTTTGTTTCAAAATAAATGCTTTCTTGGTTCATATAACTATGTTTTATTAGAGACAAATTATAATCCACGATATGTGTTTCAAACGTTTCTTTTAGTGATGTATGTTCGTATGGTATATGGGTGTATATTTCGTCATAATGATATACATTGTCTTCTACTAAAATAACTCTATTTTTATAGTTTAATTCATAATATTTTTCTTGGATCGTATTTTGTTTTCTCCATTTTTTTTGTTTGAATAAAAATATTCCACTTGGACTATAAATCACTTCTTGTGTATACGATTTACTCATTTCTAATTCAATATTATCCATAGCATAATTTTGAATAAATAATTTCATTATTATTATTATTTGAAAAGGTTTAAATAATAATAATAATATACAATAATGAAAAATGTTATTATCATACGAAAATCCGGAACAGTATTAAGTAGAAGTGTGGAGTCAATGGACGAGTTGTATAAAGTTTCCGGTTATAAAAACAATAAAGATTTTATTTTATTATATACGTGGACCAACGAAGACAATAGTTACGAATTATGGGGTAAAACAAAGGGCAAAGCTGGTCAAGAAAATAAATATGAATTACCACATCCACATGAAAATAGTTTATTTTTTGGGACATTATGTCTTCTAAACAAAGATGGCGATTTGTCTCTTAGTGAATGGGTGGAATGGTATAATAAAAAAATGGGCGGAGATTATGGCGTGGACGATGATGACGAAACACGCAGCGAAGACACCGAAACCTATTCAGATAGTGAATACACAAAAGAGGGGTATTTAAAAGACGATTTTGTTGTAGAATTAAAAGAAGAATTATACGACTAAAAATACTCATCTAATATGTGTTTATTTCTGGTCGCATCACTATAACCTAACATATATAATTCGTAAATACTATAGTTTCTTTTCAATAAACAAAATCCTGGTATATTGTAACGATTAAATCGTTTGAATATTTTATAATTCAAATATAATATTTTTTTTGATATACCAACATTTCTTTTGTAATAAGGATATAATAAACCACCATCTACGCAACATTGACCATTGTAAAAATAAAATAAATCGCGATACGTTATAAATGGAATAAAGGAACTGGATATACAACAATTGGTCATGTCTTTTAAATTTAAAAAATGGTCATAACCTACTAATTTATTATAATCCATAGTAACCGCAATATATTTTTGAGATGTATCAAACATATTTATATCAAATATCTTATGAATTAAATCGACGGTTTTGTTTAATAAATAAGGTATAGGCATATTCCCATTTAAATTTAATTTAAACAATTCGCGAAGAAACAAAACGTCATATTGTTTATCAAGAGACAAGAATATAGAGTTCAAAGCACCTGCTGAAAATCCGATTGTTTTTTTTGATTTTATATTATAATTATTTTTTATAAAATGACATATGCCCAAAACATAAAACCCCAATAATCCACCAGGAGACAAAATAATATCAGGGTCTTTTATAACTCGCATTCTAGGTTTATTCATTTTATATAATAATATAAACATCACACATAAAGCCAACATTATTATATATTATATTCTTTTCTTTATTCAAAAATTGATTTAAATATGTATATATATACTCTATATGATTATTACAGAACCAGAAGAATTTAGAAAACGTATTGTTCAATATATTTTTAACTTTATGAGTGACGATGTATCCAGTAAAAATATTGAAAAAAGTATATATAATTATTGTATTCATAGTTCAAATAAATACAATATTACAAAAGCATGGGACAACCATTTGTTTGTTATTTTATATTTAGATAAATTTAAAGTTATTCGTCAATGTTTAAAAGAAGAAAAGATATTAAATTCTCTTAAAGAAGACCCTGATTTTTGTAAAAATATTTCTTTCAAAAGCGAACAAGATTTATATCCAGAATATTGGAAAGAAATGACAGAAGATAAAAAAACACGTGTAGATAATAAATATTTTCCAAAAATAAAAGCGTCTACGGATAAATTTAAATGTGGCAAATGTAAATCAAAAGAATGTACTTATTATCAATTACAAACACGTTCGGCAGATGAACCGATGACAACATTTGTGACTTGTATTAGTTGCGGTAATCGCTGGAAATGCTAAATAATTTCTAAATCTTTTAAGTTCCAATACTCAAATGAACCGTTTGGTATAGGTCGTTTTAATATAAATGGTATTTTTTTTGTTTTAATTCTTCTTCAGCAATTAAATGTTTATCCAAAATCATATTTTGGATATTTATAAATGGTTTTGAGCCACGATTTAATTGATTTACCCTCAATCCTATGAGTTTTGCTTTTTCATATTTACTTAATAATGGATAAGTAACATGTAAAGGATCATCTATATTACCTTTATCGTCGCGTGTAATCAATGATAAATTGTACATTTCATCAAATGATAAATTATTTTCTTCTGGATGATACGTATTGATGTATGTTTTATTATTCTCAAATACATTAAAGTCTTCACTTAAATATTCGCTATTGGTTGTATCATCCACATCATTGTCCAATAAAGATGGTTCTTCTTGTTCTTCCATATCTTCTTCATCTTCGTATTCTTCTTCTGTTTCGTCGTCTTCTTGACCATCTAAATCTTCGACTTCTTCTTCTTCATCCGATGCTTTGTAAGTTTCTTCTTCGTCGCTCATATATTAATGATGTATTATTATTTTTAAATCAATTTTATGGTTTCCAAGACGAATCACAAACACAACACATATACATATATTTTAAGTTTTCTTCATCATATCGGTAATAAATCACCTTTTTTTGGGTTTTATCTGTATTGGTTTCACATGTTTCATTCGGACATTTTATCGATGTTGAAAAAGGTATGGTTGGGTCATATTTCAAATAAGGGTTTATATCTTGCTCAGAAAATTCGTGTTTATTATAAGTGACCTCTTTTATACATTCCAGTTTTTCTTGTTCTTTTGTATTACCACATTTCTGACAATAATATTTCAAGGTCATGTCGTCATTTATTTTTAAATAAAACATGTTGTCGCATACTTCACAAAACTTCATTAATACAATATAACAATACTTTTTTAATCAATTTTAGACAATTCATTATAAACCATAGATAATAATTGTCTCAATTTAGAATAATCTATTTCGCAATACATATTATAAATGTTAGTCATTTCATTGGTGCGTGGTTTATCAAGGTTCATTTCGTTATATGTTTTTAAAAAATATTCTTTTATATTTGGATAAAACACTTTAAAACATTCTTCTAAGTGGTCCGCATTTAAACATCTTAATATGGATACTTCTATATTTCTATAATGTATAATTTTATTATAAGGGGTTATGTCTCTATGTCCTACATGTATTCCTGGTTCATTCAATAAAGGATTTTCATTCAATAAAGTAGACAAGCATAATAATATCGTACGCAACGATTGACACGAACTCCATTTTTCGCCCGGCCAAGTATTTAATAACGACAAACAAACATAACCATTGATATATAAATTTGGATTAAATCTGGTTTTTCCATCGTATGTTTTAAATATAACTTTAGGTGGAACAAATGGATAATCTTGTGTAAAATGAATTTCAAAAAAATAAAATCCGTGTTCATATGGTGTATCTTTGGGGCCAATAATCATAACATATCCTACATTATTTAAATCTTCATGTGGTGCGTAGATAATATTATCAATGGGGTCACTCATAATATCTTTTACGTCCAACGCAATGCGTTTTGTGGAAATATTCATTCATATATCATATAGGTATTCTTTATTATAAAATTGATTTAAAATTAAATTGTAGCTTTATTACATGGACAACTTTATGAAGAAATATGCGTCTAAAGACAAAACGCTTTACAATTATACAAAAATTGGAAGCGAAAAACTCAGTATTTATGGCGGGTGTTATTATGTCCCACCAGATAAAAAAACAGAATTTTATAATGCTTACAAAAAATCTGTTTTAAAAGACAATCACGAAGCCTATTATACTGAAAAACAACTTTCGGAAGGTCCGTTGTTGATTGATTTAGATTTTAGGTTTTCTGCTCTTGTGGACGAACGTTGTCATAGTACAAATGATATTATAAATTTGACTCAATGTATGTTTCATATTTTGAGTGAAATGAAACAAATGAACGACTCACCTATTATGTGTTATGTATTTGAAAAACCGAATGTAAACACATCCAATGAAGATTTGACAAAAGATGGTATTCATATTGTAATCGATGTTAAAATGGATTTAATCGAGAAAATACTATTCCGTGAAAAATTAATGAAACAAATCGTGGATGTATTTGAACAATTACCATTGACCAACACGTGGGACCAAGTTGTAGACGAAGGCGTTATGAAAGGGTCTGTGAATTGGCAATTATATGGGTCCCGTAAACCAGGCAACGAATCTTATAGTTTATGTTATGTATTTAAAGGTGAATATAATCAAGGATGGACTATGGAACAAATTGAAGTAGATGAACAATATATTTGGGATAATTTCCATTGTTTTAGCGCGCAAAACGAAGAATTGGTTATTTTACAACAAAATGATAAAATAAAGGAAGAGTACAATAGAACCAAACAATTGCGTGAGCAAGGTAATAAATTTAAACAAGTAAAATTAATAGGCAATCATACAATGAAACCGTTGTATGAAATCAACGACGAAGAAACATTAGACGCGCATATTAAACAGTTCATAGATAATATATTAATCGATGAACAACATATAAAAGATACGCATCATTATTGCCTTTTGTTAGACGATAGTTTTTACGGCGAAGGAAGCTATAATAAATGGGTGAAAGTCGGAATGGCTTTAAAAAATACGAGCCCTAAATTATTTATCACGTGGGTAAAATTAAGCAGTAAAAGCGCTATTTTTGAATGGGATAGTATTTCAGATATGTATAATAAATGGTCTAGTTTTAAACAAGACGATAGTTTGACACATCGGTCGATTATTTATTGGTGTAAAGAATCCAATAACGATGGATATTTAGAAGTGTTTAACCAAAGTATTCAAAAATATATTCATTATTCGTTTCACCATAACACAGATTATGATATTGCGAATGTTTTATATCAACTTTACAAAGAATCATTTGTTTGTGTAAGTATTAAAAGCAATATATGGTATGAATTTGATGACAATCGCTGGATTGAAAATGATAGCGGCATCAGTTTGCGAACAAAATTATCAAGCGAAATATATAACTTGTTTTTCAGGTTTGTAAAAACATTAGAACGCCAAACCGACGACAATGAAGAAAAAAAGAAAATTCTTCCAAGTTTTCTAAAATATCCAAAACATTAAAGACAACCAACGATAAAAATAATATTATGAAAGAATCCAAAGAAATATTTTACGATAGTGCTTTTTATAAAATGTTAGACTCAAAACCATATTTAATCGGTTGTAGAAATGGTGTAGTTGATGTACAAAACAGACTATTCCGTAAAGGTATACATTCAGATTATATTCATAATACGACAAACAACGACTATTATCCACTCGAATATTATAAAGAAAAGAGTCCGGATGTTATTGCTGAAATTGATGAATTTATGTATCAATTATTTCCTGAAACTGAATTAAGGGAATATATGTGGGAACATTTGGCGTCAGCAATCATTGGAACCAATCAAAATCAAACGTTCAACATTTATTTGGGGGTAGGTGCGAATGGTAAAAGTAAATTGGTGGAATTGATGGGTAAAGTCTTGGGCGACTACAAAGGAACCGTCCCAAGTACGCTTATTACCCAAAAAAGAACAAGTATTGGAAATACATCGTCAGAAGTACATCAACTTATAGGAAAACGATATGCGGTGATGCAAGAATTAAGTAAAGGGGACACAATAAATGAAGGTATTATGAAAGAAATTACTGGCGGAGACCCGATTCAATGTCGTGCTTTATTTAAAGATAGTGTGACATTTATACCACAATTCAAGTTGGTAGTATGTACAAATACGTTATTTGATGTAAAAAGCAATGATGACGGAACGTGGCGCCGTATTCGTGTATGCGAGTTTAAATCTAAATTTACAGAAAATCCTTACAACGATAAATTATTCCCAAAAGAATATTATCCATATCAATTCAAGATTGATACAAAATTAGATGAAAAATTTGAATATTGGGTGCCTGTATTCTTTAGTATGTTAGTACAAGTAGCATTTGAAACGCAAGGTAAAGTAAAAGACCGACCTTGTGTTTTGGAACCCACCAACAAATACAGAGATGGACAAGATATTTTGTTGGATTTTTGCCAATCCAATATTGTTGAAGAGCCGTGTGATTCGGGTAATTTAAAGATTGGTATAGTAAATGATGTATTCAAACAATGGATGATCAATGAATATGGTAAAAACGCAACAATTTCAAACAAAGAATTGCGCGAATATATGGAAAAGAAATATGGTAAATATCCTAAAGCAGGGTGGTCCAATATTCATATTATGGAAGAAGAATGTTAATCATCGTTCATAAATGCGTTTTTAGGGAGTACATCTTCTGCGCGACTAAAGATAAAATGAATTATATAATCTCCACCTTTAAACACATAAGGATAAATAAAAATAGGTAAAACAAAAAGAAATAAATAAATGAATATATTCGAAGTTATATTTAATTTTGAGTTACTAAACAATAAAAGTATAATTGTGAGTAAAAGCAAATAATATGCCCAATTCATATAATAATTGTATAATTGTAAATTGTCTTCTTCTAAACTCCTATATTGCATTTTTCTTATGTCCAAGTCTGGATCTTTGGAACTAGATGAATTATAAGATGTGGAATAATTTTGCTGATCTATGTTTTCCAAATAGGTCAATGTATTTATTTTATCCACAACATTTTCTTTGGAGACGTTTTCTGCCAATGTCTTTACATGTGTTTCACACATATTTGTGATGGATTTGTCTATTTTTTTTCTCTTTGTTTTAAATATTCATCGTATTTTGATTTCCATTCTTTTTTACCATAAAAATTCAGAAATACTTTTTGTTCTATTGTATCTAATTTGGAATGAAAATCTTGCCCTGATGTAATTTTTAATTTATAGTCTTTAAAATCCAATTCATTTTTTTCGTCTGTACTAATGTCCGGTTTAGGCGCAACCATACCATATGGTGTACCCGCAGGTACGTCGCAAATTAAATTTATATCTTCCACGATTCGTTTCGTTTCATTTTGATTGAACCCTAATCCTATAATATTTACGCTACGCTCATTTTCCGTCATATACTCATAATTGTACAATGAATATTTTACAACAATGAGACATAAAAAAATAATCAATATAAGGTTCATTATAATTATAGAATATAATCTATTTGGTTAATAAGTAATAAGAATAAAATAAAACAATAAAAATAGATAGTTTGAAAATAATATAATAAAAATTTTTAGAATATAGTTCTAAGGATTTTTCATTCATTGAACGAAACGTTAACTCGTCTTTTTGTGATGATAAACTATAAGTTGGGTCTTCTTGACTGGACGCTAATTTTTTTAAAACGTGGTCTATAGTAGCTTGAACACACGTATTTATTCTTGAAAAATCATCATCGTTATCCATTGCCTCTAATTCTAGATTATATTGTCTTGAAGTTTTATTTATCTCACACGACATTATAAATAAACAATATTATCCTATACAAACTCTATAAAATTCATTTTCAAATGAAATTTTATCATAACGAATGATTTTACATACGTCGCCTGGTCTTAAAAATATTGCGCAAGCAACTGGGTCAAAACGACTGATTTGTGGCATTTGACTATCGTCTTTTATGTTAAATCTTTTGTATAATTCGATTTTTTCAGTTGGGTTTAACTTAATATGTTTCGGTACATATGAATGTTCTAAAATATTGTATTGTAATTGTTGAATTTTATAAATATTCACATAATAGTCATAATATTTAGAACGTAGCAAATCGTGAATGGTACTTGTGGAATAATCTTTGGTTAAGATCAACAAAGTATCTTGTTTTCGTAAATTTTTTACGCTTGAAATTTCTTTCTCTAAATTGGTCTTGTTAAAATTACTCGAACTATAACAATAAATTAAATAAACGGTTGGCTCGTCTTTTAGTTCGCTATGAACAAATGGGAACATTACTGTTTCTTTACGAATTTTATTCAAATCTATTTTTTTATTGGTTTTATATTGTATTAATTTTAAATAATGTTTCATTTGTTCAAAGGATTTAACAATCATTTCTTCTTCGATTTTATCGCTCATTAATAATATATAATATAGTATTTTAATTCAATTTTATGAATTATTTATTTGTATTGTTTTTATGTTATTGTTTTCTAATGGAGTTTCTGTAAGTTCGTCTTGGTTACTATTTTCGGTCTGAATTACCGACGCGGATACTTCGTTGTTTTGAAACCCATCGCTCAATGGAACATCATTATTTTGAAACCCATTGCTCAATGGAACATCATTATTTTTAAACCCATTGCTCAATGGAACATCATTATTTTTAAACCCATTGCTCAATGGAACATCATTATTTTGTTTACCGATTATTTCATTTAATTTTGTAATTTGTTCGGTTTCACTGGTTATATCAGGTGAGATATAGTCTTCTATATCGTCTAATTCAATTATATTTTCTTTTTTCGGTTCAACCACTTCATTTTGAATATTTTCTTCTAAGTCGTTTATTTCATCTTCTTGTGGTTCGACCACTTCATTTTGAATATTTTCTTCTAAGTCGTTTATTTCATCTTCTTGTTCTACATTATTTTTATTTACAAGTCGAATATTAGACAAAGCATTTATGTTATCACTTGTAATGAGACGCATTTGTACGTTGATTGAAGTTAATTCTTGCATCAATAGTTTAAAACTATAAGGGATGTCAACAATACTGAATTCTTTACCATATTTTGTAATTAGTGTCGGTTTGGCTGTTTCTTCTGTCAATTCATATTCAATTGGACCATCTGCCAGCAAACTATAAAAGTAATTTTGTTGTTTATGATACAACCCAATGGTTCCGCTTTGATTACATATTGCCATTTTATATTCGTCGCCACGCTTCATCATAGAATCTTTTAAAAATCCGCTCATCCCATGCGATATAACACCGTCACGTTCCATTTCTCCAATACGCAATCCACCGTCATTTGCTCGTCCGTGATTGGTTTGTCTCGTTAGCAAATCTCTTTGACCGGTGGCTCTATAATTTATTTTATCTTTGACCATATGTTTCAATCGCATGTAATACGTTGGACCCATAAAAATCTCACTTGTGATTTGTTCTCCAGTTAACCCATTGTATAAAATTTCATTGCCTTCGGATTGATATCCTAATTTATTTAAATGATTTCCTATTTCTTCGTGTTTTGGGCCTTTGTTCAAAAACGCGGTGCTATCAGCGCTCATACCATTTACGCAACATAACTTGGCTAAAATGGTTTCGATTAATTGGCCGATCGTCATACGACTTGGCAACGCGTGTGGGTTCACAATAATGTCTGGTTTTAAACCGGATTTTGTAAAAGGCATATTTTCTTCAGGTATAAGATTCCCAATGGTACCTTTTTGACCACATCTACTACAAAATTTGTCTCCAATGGTAGGGGCGCGGTCTTCGCGAATACGAACTTTTGCCAGTTTACGTCCGTCATTGTCATAAATGAACGTTTTATCTACATATCCAAGTTGTCCCTTTTTAGGTAAAATACTTGAATCATATATTTCATTGTTAATCATATTTACTTTACCAATGACCACCGTTTTATCGTCCATCAGTGTATTTTCTTCGATTAAACCGCGTTCATCTAATTTATTATAATTGTATCCCGGTTTTGTATCACGGGCCAATTCGTATTTGGATACTTGGTCAATTCTTTTTTCATTTTTACCAGCTTGCGTGATTTCGTCCATCGTTTCATACATATTGTAATACGTTGTTTTAAACAACCCTCGCTTTACAGCTGACTCGTTTATTAATATGGCGTCTTCTACATTATAAGATGTATGGCACATAATCGCTACAATAACATTTTCCCCATAGGGGTGTTGTTCTTCGTGAATATAATTAAAATAACGAGACCGAACAATGGGTTTTTGTCCATAGTTTAATACTATACCCATTTTATCAATACGATTTATAAAATTCGAATGGTATAAAGAGACGCCTTGTTTAGATTGACCACAACTGAATAAATTTCTAGGCAATTGATTGTTTTCTGGATATATAATTTGGTTACCCATAATACCAAACATCAAAGACGGGTGAATTTCTAAATGAGTATGTTGTAAAGTCGATTTCATATAAGTCATCGCAATATAACACATATTAGTTTCTGAAGGGTCGATATATTCTAAATAACAATAATGCGATTTATCATCTTGTAAATCGGTGGGAACCACAAATGGTGTTTGTTTTATATCACTATGTATAAGACGTTTCCAAGTAAAATCTCGGTCATATGGAGCCATCATTAATTTTTCATTATGAAAATACATTAAAGGGCGTAAAAGTCGCCCTTCGTCGCTAAAAATAAAAATCATTTTATCTTTGAATTGAATATTAATACTTATAGAATAATGTAAAATACCTAAACGGCGATACATAATAAAATCGTTCTTAAACTTAAGAGGGTCTTGTTCGTCATGTATATCCACCATACCAACCCATCGACCATTGATAAACAATCTGAATTTTTTATGAATGGTTTCATAAGAACATTCTTCTAATTTATGTACGTTAAAATATTTATGCATAAAATCATAAAGAGGTTTATATTGTATAGTGTCTGTAATTTTACACATAATCGACATATGTTTATGCAGACCTACGTTACCACCGTCAGGTGTATCTACTGGATCTAAATATCCATATTGTGTTCCATGTAGCAAATGTGGACCTACTATTTTAGAACTACTATCCATTTCGATATTTACTTTTCGTAAATGAGACAAAAAAGAGTTATAAGATAAGCGATTTAAATCTTGTAACGCACCGAGCCTTTTCGTATGTGCGTGTGCACCCCAGTCGCCTTTGAATGCCTTTTTAAACCCGTTCGCAATATACGTCTCGTTAAATACGCTATCTTTAATTAATTGAACCATATTGGATTTACTGGGATCGAAATTTTGTTCATCTCTGTCCAAATCATCATATAAGTCTTTGTTATAGTATACATCTTTTTCTAATACAAGATGTATTTCTTTATACATAATATTCGCATATTCTGTAAATAGATTTTTTAATAGAGTACCCGTGTTTTCAACACGCTTGAACATATAGTTGTCTCGGTCAGTCATTTGTGATTCACCTTGTATGACTTTCAACGTTTCAAATACCATATATCCTAAATATAACGCTTTTGAAAAATAATTCATTTCTCCAACGTGAGGCAACAAATAATTCGTCAATATATTGTGTACTTCATTTATATTTTCTAATTTTAAAAAACAAGATATATATTCGAGACACGTTAATTGTGTATAAAATGTACCAGCATCATTGATAGATGGCCTTAATAATTCTAAATATGTTTCATTGTGGTCCAAATCGGATAAAATACATTTACATATTTCTTTATCACTTATAATACCTAATGCCCTCATGACAATAAATAATGGAATCGGCATACGCACATTTGGTATGTCTACCACAAAATTATGACTATTTATATCCCTACGAATCGCGAATGTTCTTTTTGGTTTAGAATTGTCTTCTGATACAGAGCGTATTTCAACAGAAAAATCGTGTTTATCATCTTTTAATGTTCTAATATAAATTAAATTGTCTCCGAATTTTTCTTGTGGAATAATGACCTTTTCTTTACCATCTATGATAAAATAACCACCGTAATCGTGACGACATTCGCCTAATTGGTACGCAATATCTTTATTCAATGATTTTAAAATACACAAATCAGACTTCAACATAATCGGAAATGAACCCAGTTCATATTTGTCGTTTTCAGGGAACGATTTTTGGAACGTTACATATTTTCCGAGTGCCTTGTTGTAAATCATAAATTCTACGTCTATTTCGTAATGAATCGTCGTAGCATACGTAATGTTTTTAAGCCTACATTCGTTTGGGAACAAATGGCGTTTTTGGTCTTCTACAATCATCGGAGAATTAAAATATAGTTTTTCTACATTCTTACCTCCTATATAAATATTTATTTTATATGCATCTTCTTGGTCATCCGTATCCAAATTAGTGCTATATTTAATTGGATTTAAATCGCGAAATATTTCTTTTATATCTTTTTTATAAAACGCATTACAACTTTTTATTTGGTGGTCTACCAAAGTGTTTTCGTTAAAATACTTATCTATATATTTTAACGATAATTCTTCTATTTTACTTTCATCCATTATTATTTTTAATTATTTTATTTTTAGATTTAAATCAACTAAACTTAAAAAATATAAGTCCATAAATTAAAAATGATAATATAAAAGGTAATAAAAGTAAAAACCACGATAAGTCTGTCCATCCATTTTTACACATTAGGTCCAATATAAACGTCCAAAATAATATATAAATGGCGTTCAAAATAAAGATACCGACATTATTTCCTACATTACATTGTAGATTTCCTAAACATAACATATCGCGTTGTTTTAAATTGTTCATTCCAATTAAAAATAATCCAACAAAAGACAATATAAAATATATCATAGCTGGTGTGCATAATTTTTTTAGACTAAACGAAGAGCGAGGCATATATATATATATTTATAAAATATCTACGTGGGTAAGCATATGCCTTCTACAACAAATATCCACAAGATCTAATTCGTCCAATACTTTTCCTTCTGGCGTTTTTTCAATATTTGACGTATCCAAATAATTGATTTCTTGTGATTTATCTTTTTTTAATTCGCCGACTTTGTCTAAGTATTTTTGGTATTTGTTCGCAATTACTTTTCCGCAAGTGAAACATTTTACAGGAATAATCATTCTTATATTACAATTGTATATTTTAAATCAATTTTTTGAAATTAAAATAATTTTATACGAACCGTCCAACGTTTTTTTACGCTCATAGGTCAATCCCAACGAATGAATTTTGTCGTGACATTTTTCACAAACGCACATTAAATTTGCCTTATGATGTAACTGTGTATCTTTAAATTTCGATTGATATTTCAAATGATGTACTTCTTGACTCATTTCTATATTACAAAACTCGCATAATCCCCTTAATTTATCTTTGTTGTATCGGGACGTTTTATAGGTTAAAATATTATTGTATGATTTATCGTATTTATTACGAATGTCGTAAGCTCTGTCTAAAAAATCGTCTGGTAAACTAAGTGATTTACATACTTCTAGACCATAAATACTTTCACCCACACCTTCTTGTAATTTTCGATTATATATAAGTTTATCGCAAGAGTGATCATATATGACCGTTAAATGTTTTAATTGTATTTTATCCATTTTTTTAATTTCATCGTAATATTGTATTTGGTGAAAATGAGTAGCGAAAATAAATGAACTATTGTTTTCGTACATTTTTTCTAAACCAGAGACAAAAATACTCAATGCAGAATCTATTTCTGTACCAGAACATAATTCGTCCCCTAAAATTAAGCTATTCTTATTGTTGTATTTTAAAATCACCCGCAATTCGCTCATTTCCACGCCAAACGTAGACAATCCTTTAAAAATATTATCATTACCAATGATGCGTGTAAATATATATTCATATGGACAATATACCATTTCTTTACACGGAACATATAGTCCGCATTGTGCCATTAAAACCGCAATACCAATCGATTTAATGAAACTTGTTTTTCCTACAGCATTAGTGCCAAACAATAAAATACCAGGCGCATCGTCGCCAATTGAAACGTCGTTTGTGACGTATAATTCTTGTGTTTCTATTTTTTCAATCAATGGATGTCTTAATTCTTTTATGTTTAAAAAAGATTTGTCTCGTTCTTCTAAAATGGGTTTACAATAATTATTCTTTAATGCAATGTCTTTTTTACAGTGTAAAATATCCAACGTTTGAACGACTTCAATCAAATGTTGAAGCTGTTCATCGTCCACATCAAACGATTCGTATACTTTATGAACTTGTTTATAAAACACATTGGATTCATTGTTGATTTGATGAGTAATTTCATCTAAAAATGTACCACCTAAACAATACGTTGTCGAGTTATATTCTGTTTTTGAAATAGGGTCTACTTGAAAAAAACATGGTTCATTCGAGAATTTAGAAAAATAGCTAAGTTCTAATACTTTATGTTCTAAATGTTTGAGCAAAATATTCCCACGTCGTTTTGTAATATGTAATGAAAAAGATGAACCCGTTTCGTGTATTTTAATCACGTTTGTTTTATTTTTTTTATCGAGCAACTTATAGGTTTCTTCTAAATATTGTATGAAACTTTGTAATTTATCATTGGATTCAATTCGCTTTTTGATATAAAGGTCTAATGTTTCGTCATTACCCCTTAAAATAAAAATATCCACTATTTCAGGATATTTTTCAAAAGAACAACTATTTATGGTTTGTATAATAGATACATTGAAAAAATTTTCTATTTTTGATTTTAGATTATTCATATAATCGAACGTTTTTCTAGAATCAATATATTTTAACAAAATATCGTCCAAGTTTTCAATAATATGATTTAATTGTATACAAAAATCATATAAGTAAAAATAGTCTTGCGGTGTAGCTTTCTTTAATACTTTTTTCCTGTGAATATATTCAATATCTTTCATCTTGGAAAAATACGACCCCCATTCATAGTCGTATTTTATCATATGTTCCGTCATATCATACGATTCTTGTAATACAATTTTATCACGACAAGGATTTACCATAATATGCTTGAATGCTCTTTTTCCCATTTTTGTTTTACATTCATTCAATAGAGACAAAATACAAGAATGTTTATGTTCGATGCTTTGGTCTGTTTCTAAAATATTGAGTTGTTTTAAAGAGTGATTGGCTAATATAAGACGTTTATTTGTTTTTTCAACAATAGGTTCCTTTATTTTTTGAATAAGTCTTGGATTATGTTGTTCTACAAAATGTAATAAAAAACACAACGATTGAAACGCTATAATAGAATGAAATAAATTTTCTTTTATATTTTCCGAATCAAAGGAAGCATAATAACGCGCCATCAATGATTCTTGGTAATTTTGATATTCACATTTAGATGCTTGATCTGAAAAAAAATTATTTTCATTCAAGTCGATTAAAGTGATTTTCTTACTTTTATGGTTCATATAATGGAGTATGTCGTTTACATTGGACTTTTCAATCGAAAAAATAACAATCAATTCAATTGGATTATAGACGGATATATGTTTTTCAATTTCGTCGTACGTTGTTGGATTATGGTAATAAGGGACCTTATGTTCATATGTATAAATATTACCACTAAGTGTATCCAATGTAGTCATCCCAAAAATATAATATTCACTGAATAATTTTGTCGTTTTGTGGATCCAAATACACGTTATATTATTCGACAAACATTCGCTTGGTTGAAACAATGTGCCCGGACTAAAAATTCCCTTTTCGTTACGACAAATTTTACCATTTTCTTCATATTGTTCATAATATACAATGGTGTATTTGGATTGGGAAATCATTTTTTGTATGTATTTATCAATCATATAATCACGAAACCCAGCCATATATATTTTATTTGAACCAAGTGGTTTATTTGCTATTTTCAAATCACATAAAGTCGTAAATTCGACCATATCTTCGTCGTCGCTTGTTTTAGAATATACTTCAATAAAACTTCCTACTTGCATAAACAATAATGTTTTGTCTCCATATTTCTCTTTATAGGCTTTCCATAAAGAGAAATATTCTTGGGTCAATGCCATTGTTATAGTATATTATTATTTTTTATATTATTATTATAATGAATGATTATGTATTAAGAAATATTGTATTGACCGCTTATATTGTAAGTATAGGATATTACTTATATATATATTTTATGATTACATTGTATAAAAACGAAAATAATTATAGATGTAATCCACTTATTATGATAGCTGGCAAATTGGACGGGTTTGAAAACACAGCAACTGAATTCAAAACGTGTATTCAAGACGTACAACCAATGATTTATGGTGAAATTACAAATGGTTATCAGTTGATGTTGACAGATATAAACAATGTAATCGGAGAAATAAAAGATGAAAACGCTGGATTTTTAGAAAAACTACAACAAGATTATACTAAACAAAATGAAAATCTAAATAAGAATATGGATATATTAAATACAAATAAAGAAAGAATGAATAAAAAGATTGAAAATACAAATGATACAATTCATAGTACTATGAATAAAGTGAATAAATGGATAAAATAAATAAATGATTATAGTATGAATAATGTAAGTATTTTATATAATCAAAAAACTATAAAAATAAATAAAGGTCCTCATTTGGCAATAGCGATGCCTCTTTTGGTGTTGTTATTATTATTGGTATTTATGCTATCTTTTTATTTGAAAAAAACATACTTAGGAAGAAATTGGGAACAACATAGATGTGACTATATTTTTATGTCTGGATTTTTACAACCAGATAGCTCTATAAAACCAAGTGAATATACAGTCAATAATTTAAAATATTGTATAAAACAAAGTATTTATAATGAGACACCTATTTTACCTTATATCAAAGACACTTTATATAAATTAAACTACTTATCTGGGTTTTTAAAGAAACAAGTAGGTATTTATGAATCTTATGTGAAAGAAGAAGTTGGAACCAATACTCAAAAATATAATGAAATTATCAACAATAAAATCAATGGATTAAAATACAAACAACAAAAATTAACCACCATATCTAACAAATTAAATTCTGTGTTTACGAAATCTATAAGCAAAATACAAGAAGGTTCTAATAAAAAACGTTTATTAGATAAAGAAACGAAAGACAATCAGAACTACGAAACAAATGAAAAATACAAAGAATATATTTTGGAAAAATAATAATAACATTAATTAAGTATGTTAATATATTTATTTGTATTGGTGATTATTTACAAATGTATGGCGTATGAAAATTTTGATTATATGGATGTATCTACGAATGTAATCAAAAACATAAATACATATCCATCCAATTCTTTAGATATATTTACAGATAAAGAATTTAAACCAGAATGTTGCCCCTCTTTGTATACAAAATCTTCTGGTTGTATGTGTGAGAATGAGACAAATCATGATTTATTAGTTATGCGAGGTGGTAATCGTTTACTTAAAGATACATATGTAAAGCAGAAGAAGATACCCTATTTGACGGAACCAATTTGTCCACAATGTGATTCGTAATATAAAATGGAAATTCTATATTTTTTATAAGAGGTTCATTGAATAATGTTGTATTGGGTTCCATCAAAGTATATAAGTTTATTTTGTTGAATATTATTTCTAATGAACGCTTTAAATTACGTACTCCTTTTTCTTCCTGTGTTTTAAAATCAATAATATATGTCAATATTTCATCGCTCAATACAATATCACTGTCATACATATTCATTGTTTTAACAATCGAAGGAATTAAAAAATTCTTGCTAATCACGACTTTGTCAGGCGTAGAATATCCACGCGTTTCAATGACATACATTCTATCTCTTAAAATTTTACTTACTTTATGTTCATCGTTATAACTAAATACAAATAAACACTTACTTAAATCAATCGGTACTTCTGAAAAATATTTATCAATAAATTGGCTATTTTGTGTAGTATCTGTTAAATGGGTTAAAATACCTACAATTTCTTCGCCTTTAGGGGATTCACTGACTTTATCCAATTCGTCGAAATAAATAATAGGATTGTTTGTTTTACATTGGATTAACACATCTATAATTTTTCCATAACTACTTCCTTCATATGTATATGAATGACCTTCTAAATAAGAACCATCGCTTGCGCCGCCCAATGCAATGAAACCAATTTCTCTGTTTAATAATTTACTTATTCCATGCTTCAATAGCGTAGTTTTACCTGTACCCATTGGGCCTTTTAAAGCAATAGAATTACCAATCGATGTCGGATTATTAATCCATTGACCTATTAATTGCATAAATTGTATTTTTGCATCATTCATTCCGAATACAATATTATCTAAATGATTTTTACAAGAATGTATATATTTACGACACGCTTGAAGACCGTTGGATTTTTGTATAGGTATTTTGCTTGAATCATTGAATGGAATATTCAAAAAGGATTCTATCCAACGAGATAGTTTGTTATATTCATTGTCATTTTTATTAATGTTTTTTAATTGTTGAATTTTGTTTAAGACCAATGTTTTAGAACATTGAGGAATATTAAAATCTAGTAGTTTAATTCTTAATGGTTTGTCATTTTTTACACCTTTAATCTCTTCCAATTGTTTTATAATTTTGTCTTGGTGTAAAGGTGTCAATAATTTAAAATATTCATCTTCATCGTCATCATTTTTTTTATAAATTATTTTTTTAAACGTATCATAATTTTTTACTTTTCTTTTTTTTCTTGTTTTTCTTTTTTCTTATTTATCTTTTTTAAAAAAGAATCAAACAATTTGTTTAAGTTTTCGTTTTTCTTTTCTTGTATAATTGGTTCAATTTCATTTAAATGTGCTATATCTTCGTTTTGTATAATTGTTTCTTCGTCGCTTGTTTCGTCGCTTGCTTCTTCACTTGCTTCTTCGCTTGCTTCTTCGCTTGCTTCTTCGCTTGCTTCAATATATTCACTTTTGTCTGATTCTTCTTCTTCGTTATCCGGCATATTTGTTTATGTATTTATATATTTATATAAAAATTGATTAAATATAAATATATTTATTTAAATAAAGGATGGATAAACCAAGTTCAAAAATCATCGGTATTCAATTTAGCATTTTGAGCCCTGAAGAAATAGTAAGAAATTCTGTGGCTGAAATCACAAGCAAAGATACTTACAATGGAATTAAGCCAAAAATCGGTGGATTGTTTGACCCACGTATGGGTGTTCTAGACCCAGGAATGATATGTCCTACGGATGGAGAAAACTATATCAATTGTCCTGGTTATTTTGGTCATATTGTTTTAGCAAAACCAGTATTTTATATCCAGTATTTTTCTACCATTTCAAAGATTCTAAAATGTGTTTGTTTTAAATGTTCAAAATTACTTATATCCAAAGAAGATTATATGAATATTTTAAATTTCAAATACAATGAACGATGGGACGCTTTCTTTCAAATATGTAATAATCTTAAACCTAGACGTTGTGGTGAATATACAAAAAATGGTTGCGGGTGTCTTCAACCCAAAATAAAAAAGGAAGGTTATTCCACTTTGATGGCGGAGTGGACAAACGAAAATAAAGAAACGATGGCGATTAAATATACACCCGAAATGGTTATAAAAATATTTAAAAAAATCACAAATGAAGACATTGACTTTATGGGATTTTCATCCAAATGGTCCAGACCTGAATGGATGATATGTCAAATATTCGCGGTACCACCTCCAGCGGTTAGACCATCTGTAAAACAAGATTCTCAGCAACGAAGCGAAGACGATATTACCCATATTATTATTAATATTATCAAATTTAACAATAGTTTAAAAGAAAAAATGTCTGACCCAGACAGCAACAATAAAATGATTGAAGATTGGACGTGCTTATTACAATATTATATTGCCACATTAGTAGATAATAATATTCCAGGAACATCACCGGTTACCCAGCGCTCTGGGCGTGCTTTGAAATCGATTACGGAACGCCACAAGGGTAAAACCGGACGTGTTCGTGGGAATTTAATGGGTAAACGCGTGGATTTTAGTGCTCGTTCTGTGATTACACCTGACCCAGAATTATCGATTGTTGAATTGGGAGTTCCGATTAAAATCGCAATGAATATAACGAAACCGGTATATGTAACCAATGAAAATAAACAATATTTATTGTATTTGATTAAGAACGGACCGGATGTTTATCCAGGGGCGAAAATATTACAAAAGAAGAACAATGAAAATATTTCGTTGCGATATGTAGACCGTGGAAATGTTTCAATCTACGAAGGGGACATTGTTCATAGACATATGATGGATGGCGATTATGTATTATTCAATCGTCAACCGACTCTTCACAGAATGTCTATGATGGCACATGTAGTGAAAGTTTTATTCAAAGGAGATACGTTTAGAATGAATGTAGCCGATACAAAACCATATAATGCGGATTTTGATGGCGATGAAATGAATATGCATATGCCACAAAACGATGAAGCCGAAATGGAATTGAAGCATTTAGCAGCGATCCCGTATCAAATTATTAGTCCAGCCAATAATAATAGCATTATTGGTATTTTTCAAGATTCTTTATTAGGAAGTTATTTATTTACGCGTAAAGATATACAAATCACTCGTAAAGACGCAATGAATCTATTATCGAAAACGATTATTCCTAATGTAAATATATTTTTAGATGAAAGAAAACAAGCTTTTACACCACAAGAATTAATCAGCACTATTTTACCTGCCATTTCATTAAATTATAAAAAAGACGATGAGTCTAAAGAAGATACAAACCATATATGGATTGAAAACGGGGTGATGAAAAAAGGTCAAATTGACAAAGGTGTTTATGGAAAATCCGGTAAAGGTTTAATTCAAAGAATATATAACGATTATTCGCCCCTACATTGTCAAAAGTTCATTGACGATATTCAAGCGATTGTCACGGAATATATGAAAACCACGGGGTTCAGTGTGGGTATGAGCGATTTAGTGTCTACTACCACCACCGTGGATAATGTAAAAAGAATTATTCAAGAAAAGAAAAATAAAGTCGCCAATTTAATTGACGATATTCAACAAGGTATTTTTGAAAATAAATCAGGTATTTCAAATAAAGATTATTTTGAAGGTGAAATCAATAATATTTTGAATGAAGCTTCCAAAGAAGCTGGTGATATTAGTATGAAACATTTGAATAATAGCAACCGATTTGTTACGATTATTACATCGGGTTCAAAAGGGAATGAATTGAATATGTCTCAAATGATTTCTTGCTTGGGTCAACAAAATGTTGAAAATAAACGTATTCCTTATAGTTTTACAAATAGAACATTACCGCATTTCAAACAATTTGACGACAACCCAGTTTCTCGTGGTTTTGTAGAAAGTTCTTTCATTGAAGGTTTAAGCCCTGAAGAATTGTTTTTCCACGCAATGGGTGGTCGCGTTGGTCTCATTGATACCGCGGTGAAAACAAGTACCACAGGTTATATTCAAAGACGACTGATCAAGGGACTAGAAGATATACAAGTATGTTATGACCGGACAATTCGTAACAATAAAAACAAGGTGATTCAGTTTTCGTATGGTTCTACCAATATGGACACCGTTTACATTGAAAATATACATTTTGATTTATTCAATAAATCGATCGAAGATATTATGAACTTTTATGATTATAAAATAAAAGAAGACAAAGTATTTTACACCAAAGATGCGTATAAATTATTCAAAGACAATAAGAAAATATTAATGGAACGTATTAAAAAAGACATTAAATTCTTGATAGACGAAAGAGACCATTATATTAAATATGTGTTAGAATATAAAAGCGATAATACCATTTACTTAAGTGTTCCATTTATGCAGTTTATTCAAAACGTAAAACACCAATTTGAATTAGATAAAAACGATGTGACCGATATTTCGCCATTAGAAATGTATACATTGATGGATGATTATTTAGATACGTTTGAACGTATTTATAAACCTTGTCGTTTGTTCAAATTGGCATTTAAATATTATTTGAATCCATATGTATTGATTACAAAACATAAATATAACAAAGGAGCATTTATGTTCTTATTGGAACAAATTATGTATAAATATAAAAAGTCGATTGTAAGCCCTGGTGAAATGGTAGGTATGATTTCAGCCCAGTCGATTGGTGAGCCGACTACGCAAATGACTTTGAACACGTTTCACTATGCTGGTGTAGCCAGTAAATCCAACGTCACTCGTGGTGTTCCTCGTATGGAAGAATTGTTATCATTGTCCAACAATATTAAAAATCCATCTTTAACCATCTTTATGAATAAAGAACATGAAACAAATAAAGAAAAAACATATGAAACATTGACTCGTATTGAACATATTAAATTCAAAGACATCGTAAACAAATCTGAAATATATTACAAACCATTGAATGATACAAGCAACGATGAACCTTTTATGGAATATTACAATGAAGTGTCTGAATTGTTAATGGGTGTTTCTGAAATGGAAGTCGAAAAATTCAATAGTTGGGTCATACGATTATATTTGGATAAACAATTGATGTTTGATTATAACTTAACCATACAAGAAATTAATTTTACATTGAATAAAATTTATAATAATACCATTTCGTGTTATTATAGTGATATGAACGAAAAAGAAATTATGTTTAAAATAAAAATAATGAAAACATTGAATAATGTGTATAAAGATGAAACCGATAATATTTATTTGATTAAAAGTTTTCAAGAAAAAATATTAAATCATATTGTGTTGCGCGGTATTAACAATATTAAAAAGGTAAATATTCGTGAAATAAACAACTACATTAATTATGACGGAGAACAATACACTAAAAACAAAATATACGTGTTAGATACAATTGGTACCAATTTAGCCGAAGTGCTCACGCTTCCGTTTTTGGATTATAAAAGAACCTTTTCCAACAATATCATTGAAATGCGTGATACTTTAGGTATTGAAGCCGCCCGAAAATGTTTATTTAATGAAATTCAAGAAGTCATGGAGTTTGGTGGTAGTTACATCAATCATCATCATATTTATCTATTATGCGATAGGATGACGACCAATTATGAAATGGTATCTATTTTCAGACATGGTATAAACAACGATGATATCGGACCTATTGCGAAAGCATCGTTTGAAGAAACAACCGAAATGTTCCTTCGAGCAGCCCGTCATGGTGAATTGGATGAAATGCGCGGTGTATCCGCAAACGTGATGTGTGGTCAAGATGGATATTATGGGACTAGTTCATTTTCGGTTTATTTGAATATGAATGAAGTATTGAAATTTGACTATTTAAGCGAGAAAGAAGAAAAAACAGAAGAAATCAATATGTTTTTGAATAGCGGAGTTTGTACCATAGATAATATTAAAATCACTCATAATTTGAAACAAGAAAAATTGGAAGTGTATGAAGACAATGCTTATGAATTAGACATATAATTGTTGTATAGTTTCTTCAATAGGATGTGTAAGGTATTTTATTGTAGGTTTACTTTGTTCATCAAAAATATCTTCACTCATTCTTATACCACTCTTATAATAATATAATAAATCAAATTGGATATTATTCATAATTCGTATGTAATAACGATAAGGAGATTTTAGATAATTAAAATCATACAAAACTATATCAAATTTTTTTGTTCTTCCAATTCGTTCTAAACGACAAAACATAACCGGTAATTGATAATAATAACAATATATAACCATGTCGGTCAATGTTAAACCATATGATTCGTCTTGAATAAAAGATTCGTTTTCTATATTTTTTCCGTCTTTTTTTAAATAAGGTAAAATAGTATTGAAATTTATTTTTTTATACGCTTTTAACAATTTATTTTTAATATATTTTTTTTTGTTTCTTCTAATAATTCACACTTATCTATATAATTCAATAAAAGATAATTGCAATCATTCGTATTTGTATTAAATCTTAAATAAGTTGTATATTTCGGAAAATAAGACTTCCATTTTGTTTTATTTCCAAAATAACTTTTTTCTACACATTCATCATCCATCAATTCTTTATATTCTGCTTCGGTGTCTACGCGATGAAGATTTTCTACAAATGGTTTATGTTTACAGATTTCGGTTTCTTGAATACGTGTTTCTAAGCGTGTTTCAGGTATTGGTGCGTTTTCGTTTTTGTCCAAAGGCTTGTTTGCTGATACATTTTTGTCCAAAGGCTTGTTTGCTGATACATTTTTGTCCAAAGGCTTGTTTGCTGATACATTTTTTATAGTAGATAATTTACTTTGTTTCTCATTTTCAAATGAGTTATCGTTTTTTTGATAGCGTGATTTTTCGCGGAATTCAATACGGGATTTTTCCGCGTAATCTAAAAACGCATCAAATTTGGTGGGAGAAATATCATAGTATACTTTGTATTTATTTATGTCATTTAATTGTTCATAATATTGTTCTAAGTTACTTTTAAACAATAATATTTCACTTTTATTTAATTTATAAGACCTTACAGGATTAACGATATAAGATTCATAAAAAACGATTTATAAATTTTGTAATTTCTTATTAAATTTTCCGAAAGCTTTTTTATATATTTTTTATGATTTGGTTCTTTTGTATATAAATTATACAATGGAATAATACATTTATTATCAGGCGTTTCGATAACGCAATGATTATTTGTATATTTATTTTTATCTATATTTTCTATGATATCTTCTTCTTGATTCTCTTTGTATGGCAAATACTGTTTAAGATTCAGAATTAAATCTTCTATTATATCTTCGTCTATATTTGTAAATTCAAAATGAGCGTTCATATGTTTTTCTAATAATTCATGAATTTTACTTATTTTGTCGTTTAAACTAAATGTGTTATTTGTTATAATATCAATCATAGTTCGTTTTTTTACAAACAATTTTATGTCGGATAAAATAATTTTCATTTTCTGGAAAAATAAAGAATAAAAACGTTCTTCTAATTTCAAACGGAATATCTCGTCTAATTGTTGAATTTTTTCTTCACTGACGACTTTATCATATTCCAAATAAGAATCGTCTTCTATATCATTTAATCCGTCATCATTGGTATCTTCTTCATAAGATGACAATCCTATATATTGATTGGTTTCTGTCAAAAATCCGATTATTTTACCTTCTTGTTTTATTTTGGCGACTACATCGCATAAAATCAATGGCTCTTTTTGTTTCAATTCTTTTAAAAAAATAAACGTGGAATTATAATCATTGAATATATGGTCATCTTGTTGACCCATAACATAATATTTCACATTCGGCGTAATATTACTTGGTCTGCACGGCAAATAAAACAGTTGGTCTTTATAACTCACTAGTCCCGCAATGACTTGTCCATTATAATTGACCAATTGACGTTTTATCTTGTAATCTTCGGGTAATAATTCTATGATTTCAGGCAAAGTTATATTCATTTTATAATCGTCCGTTTTCCGCCTAGGTCCACACGCATCATAATTAATTTGTTTTAAAAATTTATTCAATTGATTGACTAACGTCATTTCTTGGAAAATATAAATTTCGTCGTTGGGTTCTTTCTTTTTTTCTTTTTTCTTCTTGATAATGATAGGTTGGTAATTTTCTTTTTTATGTGATAAATAATACAACTATCATATTTAGCGGTGTCAAATTGGTATTTAGAATAATCTGACATAGGACATAAAAGTTCGATTTTATTGGTTGTATCGTCATTTACATCATTTAACAATATCATATTTATAGGTATGTTTGGTTTGTCTAGTCTTAAAATACCGCTGGATATGATGTCCCATAAATATACATAATCCATAAATTTATACAATTGGGCGTGGAAATTTTCTAGACCATTGATAATACGAAATAATCCGTGTTTATTGTGTTTAATCATTTTTTTGTATAATACATAAGAATCATAATTTTCTTTAATGTATTTTTCGTTCAAAGGTTTATAGGATTTATCTTTATGTATAACTCCTTGGTCGTTGTAAAAAATAGAAGGTAATTTACCATTATGAAATGTCAATATAGTATCTAAATTTACTTTTTCAATGATTGTTTCTATAAGATAATTGACGTCACTATATCCAAAGATTTTTACAATAGATTTTAAAAAGCTATTATCTGTACCTGTTCCTTTTCGTAATATACAATCTTCTATCAATTCATTTTTATCATTTAGTTTTTTTCTAGAATCATATTTGAAAAAGTTTGATAAATTTTCGGTTAAATGTCCAATGCGATTTTCATCTAATATCAATTTAGAATGGTCCAAGATCCAATTGGAGCGAATTGTTTTTTCTGTTTTAGGTTTTGAAAAGCAACACGGGCTATTTCCTTTTAATAAACCAACAATATCCTTATTTGGAAATTGGTCTCTGAACATTTTAAATATATATTTTTCTTCCGGTATAGGATTTTTTGCGTTGAATTTTGTGTCACTAAACACATGTTTTGATAATTTATTTGCTTTTTTTTCACTAATAGGTACATCTTTCTTAAAATCCCAATACAAAGAACACATATAATGATTATTATCGATTTCCATAATACTGTTGGATGGTATGGTTTCTTCGTCTGTCAAATTGGTTATAATCAGTTCTTTATCTTTCTTTTCTAGGTGTTTGCTTAGTTTTGATTTTATAGAATTAAACTCTGATTCATTCATATTTTCTTTTATCATTTCGTTATCTTCTTTGGTCAATGTATCGTTTTTTTTATTTTTCCAATAATTTGTTCTTTATATTCCTTCTCTTTACGAAATATAGATTCTATTTTTTTCTTTTCTTCATTGGTTAACACAATGGGTTGTCTCCTTTCTTGTGCCGGACATCTTCTAGCATAATCAATCGTATTAAATAATTTATTATTACTTTTTTTCAGAGGCGACAATAAAGGATATCTATTTTTAAAATGATCGGTTACATCTTTTGGTGCGCCTCCCCGTTTATATTGTGCCATCACATCAAATGAATTATCATTTGAACTATTTGCTTCTTCGTTTGCTGGTTCGACTATGAGTGTATTTTCTGTTTCATTTACTGGGTTCGATGTAGGATCATCAATATTTATTACTTCATCTTCTGGTAAAACATCATCATTACCTATTTCTTCGGATAAAATATCTTCATCTTCGTCAACATCTTCATTCCATTCATCCTTGTCGACCACATCATCTTCATCGCCGTGAGAATCTTTTTCTTTGTCAACCGCTTCAGCTTCGTCTTCATAGTCCGCCAATTCATCTTCATCGTCCATTACATCTTCATCGACGTGAGAATCTTTGTATTTGTCAACCACTTCAACTTCGTCTTCATAGTCCGCCAATTCATCTTCATCATCCATTACATCTTCAGATAAAGCAACTGCTTCATTATTTGGTTGAGATGTATTGTTTTTTGTATGGTGTATGGCTTAATATTTTCTTGCGTTTCAATTAAACCACCCGGACTTTCGCCCATTAAAATCCGGAATAAATTCGATAAATATAACATAATGACTTCAATATAACCATAATTTGTTATATTCATAATTTCTACATGATATACATAAAAATCGCCATTCATTTTTTTATATCTTATAGCTATATCTATACCAGGACTTACTATAAATCTCTTTTTCCGACGAACATTTTCTTTCATATCGGTTAATTCATATACTTCATTTATTTTTTTACGAATATCTACATTGGGGAACTGCGTTTCTAAATTTTCTATTATGGTTTCTGTATCATAATTTTCACGCATTAAATATAAAATACGACTTCTTACATTGTCGGATTCAATGTAATTTGATACTCGAATGAATTTTAAAAATATTTCATTATTGTTTCCGTTATAATTAAAAATAGAGTTGAAATAATTCTTGATGTTAGAATATTCTATTTTATTATTCAGTAATAATTCATATTCATAATTCATTTTAATCAATTCAATATGATTACTATAAAAATGATTAAACTTCCTAAAAATATTTTCACCTGGGTCAAATTGTCGTATAATAACATCTAATAAATTGCTTGTTTTTTCTTTTATCCATTTTTCTAAATCTTCTATTTCTTGTATTGTATTATTATTTATATGAATCATAATATGACCTTCATTGTTCATTTCAATAATCATTTGTTCGTCCATAAAAATTTGTATAGTTTGATTTTTCATTTGTTTCGACCATTTAAATATGGTAGATTTTGGTAAAAAGGGTATTGCCATATGGTTTTTTGAATATTCGTTGTTTGTAAACAATCTCATCATTTGTTCTTGTTCCCGTTCTAATTTCATCTGAACCATAGGATATTCTCGTGTACTATTCATTACTTTAAAAAGCAAATCAACCGGTATATATACGTCTTCTTTAGGATAAAGGATACAAGATAATGATTTTATATTTTCTTTAAACTCTAACGCATTATTTTTGTAAAATTCTTTATGTTTCTCAATGGAGATTAATGTCGTACTATAATCTGGATTGAATATAGTACTCAAATCAAAGTTTTTTGATTTGTATATATCTGGAAAATATACTTTACTATAGGTCTTGATGTTGTGACTCAAAAAATTTGTTAAATCGCTTAACAAAACCAGATATATAGTATTGTTTTTTATATTCGGATAATCCAATAGTAATACATTGTGTAATGGTTGAGACAAAACATCATATAGTTTATCGTGTAAAAACGGATTGACAGAGTATATTTTTTCTTTGATATGAATACCTAATGGTTCTAATTCACTTTGTATTATTGGGAAATGAATGCTTACTAAATCATCCATATTATATGTTTCTTGTAGTGGAATATCTATTTTTATATCGTGATTGCTAATAAAAATATCAAGCGTTTCTTTTGTAATGACATGGTTTTTGTCGAAGTATTTTTTTAACTCATGATATGGATTCATATTGGTATTTTTTTTATAAAAGAAATAATATTGTTTTATATCTTTTACGTCTAATTCTTTGGAGATTTTATATTTCAATTCTTCTATGGTATCATCTTTATAAACATTTGTAATTATGGGTGTTTCTTCTAAACGTTCGTTTAACAAAATTATGTTATATTCACTCATATAAATAAAAATTATAATATTTATTGTAAAAATATTATAAATCATAATAAGGGTTATCTTTTATAGACATACTACAATATTCTTTCGGGTTTTTGGCATAATCTTCTATTTTATATACACCACATAAAGAAGCTTCTTTGATTAAAAACTTAAAATTATTCCAAAAGTCTTCTTTATGACCGATTGTTTTTGTAGCAATATGGCTCATTTCATGTAAAGCAACAAACATCAATGTATTTTCGTCAATTAAATGATCGTCGTTCTTTTTTTCAACATTCAAACAAAAGGCTATTTTGCGTCCTTTGTTTTCACTATATGCGGTATATTCGCTATTGGGTAATATTTCTACAATTTTTTTTGGATTAAACCGGTCTACTAGGCGAGTGACGACTTCGTTAGTATCTTTATATTTTTTTTTCAAAAAATCTACTAGTGTATTCATTTTTGTAGCGGTATTCGCTAACAAGTCGCTTGCTTTATCTATGTTTTTTCTTTCACGAACGCAATAAGTTTCTCCGTCGACGTTAGATATGACACATGTTAAATGGAAAAAGTCTGAGTCCAAATACATTTTGTAGCCAATACATAAAACAAACAATATAACGACGTATCCTAATAAATCGTCTTTCATATATATATTAATATATTATTAATCGCACCCATCTATTTCTAAAGCACGGCGATGCGTATCTGCTTCAATGGTCGTATTGTTCCATGGACCCGCGTTTGTTTTAGGTATAATCGGTTCTGATCTTAATTGTAAATTAGGGTTTCTTAAAGAACTACCTACAGTATTGATTCCATAATTTGCGCCGGCGCTCAACAAGTTAATGTTTTTTAGATCAGCTGTAACCGGATTCATAGAACTCCATTCGTTGTTTGTTTGCTTAGGCAATAAATCCGACGGGTCAGTTGTCATTGCTTGATTACACGATTTTTCCGTATTTACTTTTGTACCTAAATTTTCTACTTTCGAATAAGGTTCACTTTCTTCATCAGATTGTCCGTTGATAGACGAAGGGTTTAAAGACGTTAAACTATCCTTTACTGTAACTTTATCACGATTATATTTCATAAATACAACGCCTAAGATTAAAACAGCTAATACAAGTAGAATATTAAATGTAAGCGCTTTTTTATCTTTATTCATTTTACCAAATTTCATTATATAAGTATAATATAAATTTATTTTATAAATCAATTAAATTTGGTATATGCTAAATTATTACTTAAATCTTTTATTTGTTGACTCAAAATATCTTCTTTGATTATATTAAATTTATCCATAAGACTATTTGTAGTTATTCCTACATCTTTTATATTAGATATGACCGGTATATAAGCATTACTTCTTAACTTATTTATATCATACAGTCCTTCTGTTTGGTTCCATTTAAATAGGAACACCAATATTAAAAAAAGAACTAAATACTTCATATAATAAATCATATATAATTTAATCTTCGTCACTTTCAATGTCTTGTTCAAACAATTCTTCTAAATCTATGTTTATTTTTATTTTTTTTTTCAGCAGACTAATTTTTAAATGCTCTAATACGTCTTCTTTTATTTTTCTGTCCATAAATTCATAAATATTTGCAAAATCATGATTTTGGATACATAAATCTTCAGAGCTTATTTCCGGGGTTATATCATTTAAATTTAATTCACACGAGTCGCCTTCTGCATCTACTTGAAATTCTGTCAATGAATCATTATCATCTTCGTCTTTAATTGTTTCTAAATCATATTCATCTTCATCATCTTTAAATGTTTCTAAACAATTTGTGTTTTCTCCGTCGTCCGTCGTATCATTCGTCGTGTCGTCTGTCGTGTCTTTGGTCGGGTCTTCCGTCGTATCATTCGTCGTATCATTCGTCGTATCATTCGTCGTGTCGTCTGTCGTATCATTCGTCGTGTCGTCTGTCGTATCATTCGTCGTGTCGTCCGGTTCTTTATCTGACCCATGTTCTACTTCATCGCTGGGGTCAAATGTTTTTTTCGATATTTCTTCTAAAACAATGACAGATTTTAAAGATAAATCAAGACTAAAATTTTTGCTATTGAAACGTATGCCTTTTACATGTATAGTTGGTATAATTTTGTAATTTTTTAAATTATTTTTATTTGTAATACGTCCGTCTTTATCCACGATAATCATATTATTTTTTTCAATACAGCATTGTATATCATAACAACCTTGTTTAATATTACTTTTAAGAGGCGATATAAACGATGATTCTATGTCTTCATGCGATAGTTCATCTTCAAACCAATCAGTGCTATTTTCATATATTAATTCTATACATTTCAAATATAATTTCTCCATCCATATCGTATAATCTTGGCTCACTAAAGATATATGAATTTTCTCTGTCATTTCTTTGAACGAATAACAAATTCTGTTCGTTTGTATAATAAAAGGCGATTCATTATAATTCAAATGACAATAATATTGTTCTTTTTCTTGTATTTCAGGATCGCTTAAACCAATCACTTGTTCGTCATAATGTTCTAAAACATTCATTTATAGTCATAAGTTAAATAAAAAAAATATTATGACGCAATAAATTATAGAATGAAAGAATATTTGAATAAACTCATTGAATATGACAATGAATTAAAATCATTGAATGAAAAAATAAATAAAATAAAAAGGTCTAAAGTTGAAACAGAAGAATATATTAAACAAACCATTGAACAACAACAATTACAAAATAAAATATTTATCATAAACAATAAAAAAATAAAATACAATGAGTCAAAAACATATCAATCGTTTAGTTTGAAATATTTAGAAGAACAATTAAGTGAATTAATAGAAGACCGTGAATCTATAACGCATATTATGAACCATTTAAAAACAAATCGTAAAATGATTATAAATAAAGAAATAAAAATATTAGATTATAATAATGAATAAAAATTGTTTTCCAATAGGATTAAATATGAAATATGTAAAACCAGAAAAGGTTTTATGTATAAAAAAAAATTTGACTTTTCATTAGAAAAACGTATTTTGGATAAAATATATGGCAACGAACGCACTAAAGCAAAGTCAACCAAAACACACCATAAAAAAACAAAACATAAAACTACAAGAAAAAGACTCACAAAATAGTCCATTTTTCTTTATTAAAAGGCGATATAAGCAACGTTTTTTTTTCAGAAGACAATTTATCGAACTCTTCTTGGTCGATGGCTGGTGAATAAGATAATTTTAAACGTTCCATATATGCTTCGTCTTCTTTTGTAATCTCCGGTTTTTTACCAAAACAATTTACCCCAAATTTTACATGAATGTTGTCGATAAATCCACCGTTGATACCAGGTCTTCCACAGTCGTGTTCGTGACCGGGTATAAGTTTCAAATCCTTGTATATTTCTTTTTGAGTAGGAAATAATGCCAATTGGTCTTCAGACCATCCATAACTACACCAATTTGCACCCTTTTTATAAGAGTCCTCTATTTCAGTATACGTGGCAAGTCTAGCGTCGTATTTTTTACATATATCACGTGATTCAGTATAAGTGTATTTATTATTAGGAATATGGAATACTTCTCCGTTTTCATCACTTTTACAATGTTTATCTTTGGCTCCTTTTACTTTCACATCTAGGGTCGTTGTTTTTCCATTGAATAAATTTTTTAATTCGGTACTAAAGTCATAATCCATATGTTGAACATTGACACCAACAACGATGATAAGTACTACCCATAATATAATCTCTAATAACATAGTAAACATTCCATAACCACCACTCGAATTGCCAAACAAGACAAAAATAACAACGTATACAAAAACGACTATACCAAATAATAATATATAAGAAATCTTTGTTTTATCCCACAATTGATTGAATATATTGCTCTGTAATTGTGGTAAATAATTTTCAGAATTCACTTTAGTACTTATGTTATTAGAAGTATCTTTTTCATCCATATTTATATTTATTTTTATTTTAATTTTCTATAGAAGAGACAATAATTACTTGAAGATACAACTCGCTCAAAGGGTATAACACTTATAAGTTCATCGTCTACATTATACCATATACCTTGTTTCTTTATAAAAGAATAATAATGTCCGCCATACATATTACCGTCGTGATTAATAATACCAAATAACTCATAGTTTGCTTTTTCGTACGCATACTTGGATAAATCCAAATACGTCTCTAAATCAATACGTTTATTATTTTTTTTGTAAAAGATGACCAGCGTTTTAAATTCAACACTAAAATACTTGGACACTTAAATAAAGTACATCTCTTTATCACTTCTTTTTTTATTTTTTCTTTTTCATCATACCACATATTACCATCTTTTAAATATTCGTCTTTGAAATATTCGTTTAAACAATCATATAATGTAATTTGAGGTTTGTCGGGCACCGCTAAATCCATATTCCATTGGGGTTCATAATTGGTGGTTAATACGTCTTCTTTTTCACAATAAGTGACTTCTAACATAGATAAAAATAAAGACGTCACAATCGAGTGATCGTTTTTTTCATATTGTTTTATATGTTTATTCTTATTGTATTTCAAATTATGGTCTTCTATTTTATTATAACTATTATGAATACAATCTAGAACACATGTAAAATATTCGCTTGCGTCGCATTGTTGGTTATCCATAAATTCCATCTTGTTTTTTTTGTGACATAGAATTTTATTCATATGAATAAATCGTTTTGGTGAAATGGTAACGTTTTTGTCCATAATTTGTCTCAAATTATTCCACTCTTGAATGAATATACTATCGACCACGTTTTTATTTGGTTCATGGTCGCTTAAATATTGGTTCAATTCTTCTAAAGAATGTAGCAGTTGTAAAACCGAATTAATATAACAAGTATTTCCGAGATTGATTAAACCTGACATTATATGAACATGTTTATTTACATTTAAATTATAATTTATACATCTTTAAACTTCTTTCACGACATAAAGCATAATCGACCATTGGACACGGATAATCTACATTATATTGTTTACAACTTATGTCCCATTGATGAATATCTTTGGGTGCAACGTCTTTTAATTCCGGTATCCATTTTTTTATATAGTCGCATTGGGCGTCAAATCTCTTACTTTGTAACCACGGATTAAACACGCGCTGACTATAGGGTTTTGTGTCAATACCTACGGACGAAACCCATTGCCAGTTGGCATTGTTTACACATGGGTCATAATCAATCAACGTTTGGGCAAAATACAATTCACCGCTACGCCAATTTATACCTAAAATACGATTCAAAAAATTCGCACTAATAAGACGACCGCGATTGTGCATATATCCACTATGGTTTAATTGACGCATACACGCATCCACCACCGGGAAGCCCGTTTGTCCGTGTTTCCAAGCATCTAAATGTTTTTATTTTGAACCCATTTGATTGCGTCATATTTAGATTGATACGATTTCGATTTGTCTATTAGTTCGGGAAAATAATAGTTTATATAATAAAAAAATTCACGCCATACGAGTTGCGACTTTAAATCGTCGTCTTTGAAACTATGATATACTTCACGAATACTCAAACAACCATATTTAATATACGATGATAAATGAGTTGTTTCTGTATTGAGTTTATTTCTTTCATAAGTGGCGTGTGATTTTTTCAATTGTTTTAATCCGTGTTTACGACCACCTTTCACCAAGTTATGTTTATTATAAACATAATAATCCATTTTTTCTTTATAATAAGGATTTGACCTAAAATCTATATGTTTGATATGTTTGACCCCGCGTTTTTTAGGCATAGGTACACTATGATTTTGAAATATATTATCTTTAAATGGCGTATATACTACATAAGGGGAACCATCTTTTTTGTTGAATGTTCCAATCGGTTGTAATAAATAATCTTCGGTCATGATACAATCTATTTGTTCGGATTGACACCATTGTTCTATGGTTTTGTCTCTTTTTCTAGAATAAGGACTATAATCTTGATTGAATACAATATGAGTCAAATGATGGTCCTTGTGTATAGATCGTATCACGTTCATATAATCGCCATAAAAAATATGGAGTCCTATTTTTTCTTTTAATTCTTCTAAGCATTCGCATAAGAATTGAACGCTGTGGTCTGAAAAATATTTATTTTTATTTTTGTCAATTTGCTCAGGTGTAAATATAAATATAGGTATGACGTTTTTGAAATTGGTCATAGCATAATTTAACCCTACATTATCTTGTACCCTAAAATCTCTTCTAAAAATAAATAACGTATTCATTATATAGTGTTTATTATTTTTATCTTTAATTAAATGAATAAGAATATTGTATAAAAAACAAACCAATTGAAATACCTAATAAAAAATAAACTATACTAAATGAGTCCATTTTTAATAATAATAAACTAAGTATAAAAATACTGGATACATTTACAAACAATTGGACAATCGTGGGATTCGATACATAGGTCATCGCATAATATATAGATATTCTAGACACAATGGCTAAGGCAATGACCCGACCAAAAAACTATAAAAATAATCTTTTTTACGATTCCCAAATATTTAAGAGATAAAATATGCATCCCAACCAATGTTGCGGCAATAGACGAATAAACAAATTGAACATATATAATGGTTATTTTTTATGTACACAATATAATGTTAATATTTGATACACGCCATACCGAGTCTATTTCATAAGACATTTTTCGAATTCCCATACATCGATGTGTGATTGGTTTCTTTTATAAAGCACTTTTACTTTTTGCTTGAAAGGTCCTACATAAATATCCCAACAATTGCTATAACGAAATTCATATTGAATATGATTGTAATCCCAAGTACCGAATAATCGGTCATTTGATTTTGCGTTTCCTACTTCGATCCAACTATGAAGGATTTTACTATTCAATGTATGAATAAGTGGTTGTGTGATATAGTTTGTATGATGTATAATATTATTGATTGCTCGTGATAATTTGGGTGTGGTATAATGAGTTAATCGAAAGTCCTTTTTATCAAAAAATTGTCTATAAATCATATAATAAGCTTGTTTGGAACCTAATAAAAAATCTTGTTCATTCAAAGGGTATTTTATTTTATAATTTACGGATGGTTCTATTAATAATTTTCTTATTTCTTTTTGCGACCTCCACTCCAAGGATTTTTTCTAACTTTATGTATAATATTAGACCGCAACATTAATTACAATTAGAGGAAAATATTTAAATTAGTTTTGATTTCATAAATTGTATTTCTTTTTCTTGGGTTTGGATAATATTTTTTGCATATGTTTTTATAACAGGGTCTTTTGTTTTACGATAAATTTGATGACTTGTTGTTAACGCGGTCGAATGATGCCCAATCATACGTCTTAAATATTGACTATCATCAACACGCCATTGGTTTCGTAACAACAATGCCGAAATGACTATAGATAATCCTATACCAAAAAAAACACGTATGTATTCAAATGTCCCATAGACGCATAATGTACGAGTTCGTGTGCCCACATCATATTAGACGCCATCAACAATCCGCTATAAAATAATGTTTGAGAAAAATATAAATCACTGATTCTATAAGCTAATATATTCATAGGATTAAACGCTATACCAACCAAAAACATCACTACAAACATAATCATTTGTCTCTTTATTTCGTTCATTATAGTAGAAAAATAAATTAATTTATACTATGTTTAAAGTACATTGTTCGTATGGTGAAATCGTTGACAAACTGACTATATTAGAATTAAAGAAATTACACACAAATGACCCACAACAGCGCCAACACATAGACCGCGAATACAAACTTTTGGAACCTTACAAGAAACATGACAATGACGTTTTATTTTCTGAATTATACAACGAATTATATATTATCAATAAAAACTTATGGGATTGTGAAAATAAGATACGTCAAAAAAGTAAATCCAAAACATATGACAAACATTATATTTCCATTTCGGAAGACATACACGTCCAAAATGACAAAAGATATGATGTCAAACGAAAAATCAACGAACAATATCAATCCTATATTTACGAAGAAAAGATATATAAATAAGACAAACTATATATAACATGAATGGTGATGTTATATATAAAAATTATAAAAACAACATATTATCAAACAAATTTGACATATATTATAAAGCATTTTCAGAGGCAAATGACCTAGATGAAATATCTTCCATTATACGTTGTATCGATGAAAAAAATAAATTACACAGATTCGAAGAGCCTAGTTTGGTCGACAAAGGATACTTGGATACATTAAATATTGGAAATAAAGTCATCACGTATTCTTCGTATAAAATAAGCCACTATTTATGTGAAAAATATAAAGAATATTCGCTGAATCATTTATTTATTATTACTCTTTATTTTAGACACAACACAATATGTCAATATTTGAATACAGAAAATAAATACAATTATAAGTTGGACCATTATGTTCGTTTTTTTGATATATGCGACGAATTAAAAGAAAGTGTTTATTTTAATTACGGATTATATTTGTTGAATCGACAACTTTATAAACATTCTTATACATACACCATATATTTGAATCCAGTGAAAGCGTCCCATTTGAACATTTGCCCTGAGAATATGCGCGGATTTCAAAAAGGAGACAAACATAAAACGTTATTGGTGTATATGAGCGGTGGTATTGGAGACAATATTATGTATAGTCGTTTTATGAATAAAATGATTGACGTAGATAATCATATAATATTTTTAATTTACGACGAATTATATTGGATATATGAACATATATATAAAGATTGTAAATACATAACCACAATGAAGTATAGTAAAAAACATCAATTGTCTCATTTTGATTATCACGTAAATGTTTCAAGGCTATATGTTTTGTTACAATTGGATTACAATGATATTTATATAGATTATTTTCCGACTTTACCTTATTATAAATTAAACAAAGACGACTACTTGTCCAAAGAGAAACAAAATATAATCATTCATTGGAAAGGAAATCCACAAAACGAACACGAAGAACATAATCGTCAAATCAAACTAGAATTATTGGTGCCTTTATTACAAAGACCAAACATTCAATTTATTTCGATCATGAAAGATATTACCCCACAAGAAAGCGAATTATTAAAGAAATACAATGTAATCCATTTAGATTTAGACAAACACGAATGTTTTAGACATAGTATGGAACTTATTTTATCAGTAGATAGTGTAATCACGACAGATACTTCGTTGAGTCATTTGTGTGGAACGCTAGGTGTGAATTGTTGTACGTTATTAAGTGCTGGATGCGATTGGAGATGGGGTAAAGAACCTACCACATTATGGTATCCGAAGATGAAACTAATGAGGCAATCAGAACCATTTGATTGGAGTAAAGTGGTGGAAAAATTAGTTGTAATACCAATTCATAGATAACCACGGAGGCGCGTCATATACTTTAGAAGACATTTCTTTTGTGGTGTCTGGTCCGTCATGCATAATGGTTTGTATAGTATCTATATTTATAGCGTGGTCATAATATCTTAAGTTGGATATGAATCCACCAAATCCTTTTTTATCTCCAATAATCGTATCATAATAGTTTTGTTTTGGCACATATTTCAATATATATTCTTTGGTCATATTGCCATTGATATATATGTTTATTTTTCTATCTTTTAAAGTAATCACGCAACTTATCCATTTTTCAATAGGTATGTTATCTATATCAATCAATTCGTATATATTTTCATCACTTGAATATGTATTGATCACCAAGACAAATTTATTGTTTGTATGATTGTAATATAACCCTGGAGAATTATTTAAATACGCAATATTATAGAGTGGATTGTTTATAGAATCGTGTATACTATAAGAACCTTTTGAAAAAATACGTTTATCATTGTGGTCTTCGTTTAAAAATGGGTCTTCGATAAAAACCCACAAAGACCAAGTAAACTCTATACCAGTGAGTTCATTAACAGACCGAATAATCGGTACGGATTTAGAATAATTCGGATTACTAGAAACAATATGTTCTACATTACTTTCTATCATTCCTTTCATTACATATGGCGTTCGTTTCGAACCATATACATGTTCTAAAATAAACATTCCAAAATGGAATAATAATACAAATATAATAAGTAACAATAATATAAATACAAACTTGCTTATGGCGGTGTTTATTTGAAAAAAACTATTTATAACATCATTTTTTTTTTCAGGAGGAACTTCAGCGTTTTTTTTTGCTGGAACGTCCGTTGTAACATTTGCGTTTTTTTTTGCGGGAGAATTATTAGATGACAAGCTTTTATTTTTACTCGAATCATTATTTGACAAGCTTTTATTTTTACTCGAATCATTATTTGACATTATAATTATATGATATAATATTTTGCTCTTTCATTGTTATCTTCATAAAAGGTTAGTGCTGTTTTATATTTTCCAAAAAGAGAACCGACGACAACATTGTTAAACCCTTCCTTATAAATACTAAACGCTTTTTCAGGAGTCACCAAATAATTATAATGGTTTGTGTTTGATATAGAACCAGCATAACCACCATCCGCACAAATATGAATATCCCCATTTTCAATATTGGAACTATATTGAATCCCATTAAATGTTTTTGTTTGAACTAATTTACCATTTAAATAAATATCTGTATGATTGTCTCCAAATCCATAAATTATATTGAACCATTTTTGTAAAGGTATATTTTTTAAGGTTGCGCTATGTTCATTATCTGTATATGTACAGGCTATATTATCTATGTTAGGTATTGTTCCGTCTAAACATTCGTATGTAGAGTTTTTACAAGTAATTCCGCTTTGATAAGGAACATATTCTCCTTTTTCTTTGTCATAATTACATTGGGCATTATCAGATGGGTCTATATTTTCATTACACCACGATAAAGCTTTTTCATAATTATCGTTGGATGATATATCGCCTGTAGCATTCACCATAAAATCAACAATAATATCATTTTTATAACTATCCAAATAAATATGTGGACTTTTTTGTTTCGACGTATTTTCACGTTTTAGAATGGTCTTTTTTTCTCCAAATTTATAATTCCAATCTTCTATATATATCCACATAGAAACCGAATAATTTCCACTAGACTTCAAAAGGTTGTCTTTTGGGATAATAATTGTTTTTTTAGCATCACTTGTTTTGGATACCAAAGAATTAGACGATTTAAATAAAGTCATATTCATAAGAACCATAATACCTAATATAGTTACAAAAACGATAATAATAATTTTACTACGAGGTTCGATTTGATTACTAATAATAACATAAGCTATAATTATAAAAAATAAAGATATAAGTATGTTTCCAAAAGTGAACCAATACATATATTAATAGGTTATTTTTTTATTTTTTCTAGAGACAAAGGTTTCACGTAATATTTAAGTTGGCTTATTCCACCTAAATCGGTGTTTTCAATGGATCCTACTTGTAAAACGTCGCTTTCGTGTATGTATGGACTTACATTCGATTGTGTAGCAACCAATTCGTCATTTATAAATAAGTCAAATTGTCCATTTACATAATTCATAACAATATGGTTCCATTTTTGAAATAATATATTAGACGAATAATATATGCGTGTTTGTTTGAATTCTGAACGTTCATCAACATAATCCGTCATTTCTACAATAAGTTGTTTTCTCCTATAATCATAAAACATAGAAGGTCTAGAACCAAAACTCAATATAAACGCTTTGTCTTTACTGGTTTCGGTAAATACATTGGACTCTAAATATAAGAAAAACGACAATCCATATTCATAAGTATAAAACGGTTTTTTGTCATCGTTTTTGTCATTGTCGTTTGTTTCTTTTTTGGGAATCATAAAAAAATCATATTTTAAATCATTAAAAAAATCTACAAACCATTTGTAGTCGGGCGAAATTTCAGGGATTGAAATAGTTGGCAAACGGTTCTGTAAATCTTTGTCGCTTAGAGACTGAAAACCTTCTTTTTCATTGGGAACTTTTATTTTTTTATCAAGACCTTCTAATGTAAGAGACAATATAGTTTCATTTAATTTTGTTTTATGGTCTATTAGTAAAATACCATCATCATTAATATTACTTATATACGGATAAACAATATATATTACAACAAGAACGATTAAAATTAATCCCAGAATATAAGTGGTTTTATTTGTTTTTTTCGCGTCTTCAATAAAATAATCAATCGTATCCGAAAACAAACAAGGAATATAAAAAATTAAATACTTCACCAGATTAAACATATCGTCTGTATTTAAAGAAGACGAATGCTTAACATCTTGAGAATTTTCTACAAATAATTTATAAATAAGCGACATAATGACTACATAAAAAACAAACACTAGTGTGATTGAAATATCCATAGAATACAATAAAACCATACGCAAAAGAGAATATAAAACAAGAAATAATAAAAATAAAGACAAATACCCAAATAAATAAGTAGAAAATTTAAATAGGTCAATTGTTTTATTGTTTATTACATCGATTGAAAACACTAAATATATACCCACAATTGTAAAGAATAATATAAGTGGTAAATAAATATGGTCTAATACTTTATAAGGGTTCAAAAAAAATGTAGCGTAACCAATTAAAAAAAATACAACAACAATTATTATATTCATCATTATATAATTAAGACATATTTTCTAAGGATGTTTTCTTTCCGTGACAATCACGACAAAGGGCTACTAAATTACTAATTTCATTGGTTCCACCGTGTTCCAATCGTGTAATATGATCCACTTCAAACCAAGCAGGTAATTGTTTTTCACAATCACCGCATTTCCAATTTTGATGAGAAGCAACATATTTTTTCTTTGTTTCACTCACACTTCTTTTGTTTTTATTATTTCCACCCGACGTGGTGATCCGATGTTCCAAGTGCGATGAACTACTAGGTATAAATGGAGTAAACATATCTTTTGTATCTTTATGTATAGGCATTATTTTTATGAAATTATTTAAAACAGAGACACTATCCATATCGTTTCCTTTGCTTATCATTACATATAATCCTAATCCGAAGACGCATATGATTGCCATTTTATAATACTTTTGATATGTTTTTAACAATTTAAAATAACGATGGTCGTGATACGAGTCATACATAAAAAAAAATGTAAGAATAATTATCCATAATTTAATATGCATATATAAAGTATAGACAAATTATTACTATAAAAATACCTATATACATCCAACGATTTTTATGGGTTTCTTTTGGAAACATAATTTCATCATAATGTAAAATATAATCTTTTCTGTCCAAATAAGGCATTTTTTTATTTTATAATATGATTCATAAATGATATATCCATAAAGCATCATTTGCTCGTTTTCTTCATAATAATTTACAATAGAATTTTTCTGAATCAATTCAAAAAACAATTGCTGTTCTTTGTGTGTAGGTAAAAAAAAGGAATACATTCTATTAATTGTTTTATTTTCTTTTTATTGGGTATACTAGGTTCATATTGCCTTGTTATAAAATATAAATATTGAAATACGATATCTATATTTGTATTAATCATATAAATATATAATATATTAAGAATTATGATAGGTAAACCTAAACCTTTATGCAACAATTGCGAAAATTACGGACATTTATTTTATAATTGTAAGCGACCTATTACTAGTTTGGGAATCATATGTTATCGACTAAATAAAGATGTTGTGGAATATTTGTTGATACAAAGAAAAGACACCCTTGGATATGTTGATTTTTTACGTGGTAAATACAACGAATACAACGATTATCATTTGAAAAATATTATCAAAGAAATGACGGATTATGAAATAGACCAAATTATCAATTATTCTTATGAACAATTATGGTCTAAATTATGGAATGGTAAAAATATACCATACGACGTTCGACATAAAGAAAAAATGTTATTTGTATTGAAAAATAAACCTTATTTGTTTAAAAAATCGGGTTGGACTTTACCGGAATGGGGGTTTCCAAAAGGTCGCAGAAATTATAAAGAGAAAGATGTGGAATGCGCTTTAAGAGAATTCAGCGAAGAAACTGGATATCTAAAACAACATGTTGTGTTGATGAATAATTTAATGCCATTTGAAGAAGTATTTACAGGATCGAATTTAAAATCTTATAAACATAAATATTACATCGGATTTATGCCTTACGACAACACTCTATATAAAGCAAAATTTCAAAAAAGCGAAATCGGAAATATGAAATGGTGTTCTTACGAACAATGTGTTTCTTTGATTCGTGATTATAATATTGAAAAATTATATGTGATTAAATGTGTAAATGAATTAATAAAAAATAGTAATATAATAATATGAACAAAATTGTATCAACAGAGCTTGCTTATAAGAATCCTGAAATCGGCAAAATCAATGATTTTATTCGTGTGTTAAATCCGCGTTATAATTTATTTTTAAATACATTGACGTCTTTTTACGCAAATAAGCCTATATTATTGGGCGATAGCATCTTATTGAATGAACCTGAAGTTAGAGAAAAAAAGAAAAGTATTATAAAAGAGCGTGTTGTAAAATCATTGAAACCTGCTCCATTGTTTGTAGACGTAGACAATGAATTATTGAAAGACTACGATTTCTATAATCCAAATATAATGACCATAGAAAAGAAAGATTTTTATTTAGACCGGCAATATGGTTTTATGGATTCCGTACATTCTTTATTAGAAGATTTATACAAAGAAGAAGATGGTGAAGATAGTTGTGATAAATCGTCTGATTTTATTATGTTAAAACATCAAAAAATAGTTCAAACGTATTTGAATAGTTATACTCCTTACAGGGGGTTATTATTATATCACGGTCTTGGGTCTGGTAAAACGTGTAGTTCCATTGGGATTTTAGAAGGAATGAAACACGATAAAAAAATATATATAATGACACCAGCATCGCTTCAAGAAAACTATAGAACGCAAATGTCTTTTTGTGGAGACAAATTATTTACAACCAAACATCATTGGAAAAAGGTAAAAAGCAATAGCGATGTCGTATATCAATTATTCAAACAATATTTATTTTTAGATAACGATAAAGAACTATTAGAAAAGTATATGACAAAATACAATAATTACGTATGGTTGATTCATGACGATGATACTGAACCGAATTATGAGATGTTAAACAATGAAGAAAAACAACAAATAAAAGAATTAATCCGAATATTAATATCTATGAAATATAATTTTATAAATTACAATGGTTTAAATAAAAAATCGTGGGAAAAATTAAAATCCGCAAATAAAACAAACCCTTTTCATAATAGCGTCGTGGTGATTGACGAAGCTCATAATTTTATAAGTAGAGTCAACAATAAAAAAATGACCAACAAGACGTCTGTATCTACCGACATGTACGAAAACATTATGGACGCACAAAATTGTAAAGTGGTTTTATTGTCAGGAACTCCTTATATAAACGCACCGTCTGAACTGGGAATTATGATTAATTTAGTGTCTGGGTATACCACTGAATATGAAGTTATATTGATGAAAAAATATGAAACAAGTATACTCAAAGAAAAATTAAAACCATTAAGCAAATATAATATGATTGATTATAAATTTGACCGTCTTTATATTGTACGGAATCCATACGGATTTATAACTACACTCAACAAAGAAGTTCAATATGAAGATATGCCATTATATAATGACACAAACTTTGAAGAACTAATAAGAAATACTATCAACGTACCTATTAAACAAATTAATGTACATAAATATAAACGAGTACCAGATGAAGAAAAAGAGTTCAATGGATTGTTTGTAAAAAAACAAGACAATCTAAGAGTGATAAATAATAAAGAATTTTTCCAAACAAGAATATCCGGATTGATTTCTTATTTAGGAGACAAAACGTCTCTTATGCCTCGACTAGAACCTATGATTACAGAAAAGATTCCAATGAGTTCACATCAAAGAAAAGAATACGAACTATACAAAAAACGTGAAAGTTCAAGTAAAAAGAGCGACCAGAAAAAAGATGGTAGTTATAAAGTATTTACGCGCGCAGCATGTAATTTCGTATTTGACGAAGATATAAAGCGACCATTTCCAGAATCGAATAAAGTAAAAACGGAAGCAGATTTTGACTATATTGAAGTTACCCAACGTTTGAAACAAGCCGATGGAATAGAAGAAGACGGTGACGCTATACAAGAAAATGAAAATTATGATACAAGTATTAAAAACTTTATGAAATCTGTAAGAACGAATCGTAATACTCTTTTATTTAATAATCTTCGTTTTTTTGTATCCAAACCATTTGAAAAACCAAACGATGACCCCGAAATGGGGTTGATTAAATATAGTCCAAAATTCCATTCTATTTTGGAAAATATTATAAAAGATGTAAACACCTGTCAATTGTTATATAGTAGTTTTAGAAGAATTGAAGGTATAGAAATGATGCGCCAATTATTAAAATATCAAGGATTCAGAGAATTGGTGGTGTTTAAAAACGCAGCCGGGAACTACGACTTAAAATTAGAAGGTATTTATTCGGAAGATTCATACAAAGAAACACGAGTATTTGCGTTGTATACAGGGACCGAAGAAAAAGAAGTAAAAGAAATTGTAAGAAATATATATAATAGCGATTTGACCAAATTGTCCAATACGATGAACGCACGATTAAAAGATGTATATAAAAATGACGATTTGGACAATTTACATGGGTCTCTTATTAATTTATTGATGATTACTTCGTCCGGGGCGGAAGGCATTGATTTACAAAATGTGCGTTATGTCCATATTACCGAACCCTATTGGCATAATGTACGATTGGAACAAGTTATAGGGCGGGCAAGACGTATATGTAGTCATAATCGGTTGCCTTTAGAAGAACAAAACGTTCAAGTATATTTGTATATTAGTTCTATGAAAGAAGAATTGACTAAAAAGGAAATGTCGACCGATGAATTTTTACTTAAAATTATGGAAGAAAAGAAAGTATTGTCAGAATCATTTTTAAATACATTGAAAGAAAGTGCTATCGATTGTATGCCTTCTAAAACGAATAAATGCTTTAAGTTTCCATCCAATAAAAACAAAGAGAAGTTTTCTTATGCATTAGACTATAAAAAAGAACCTATCCAACAAAAAGTAAAAGACGACCAATTTGTGGACCAAGAATTGTTATACAATGGAATATTGACGAAAGTAAAAGTCGACACTAGAAAGAAACCAAATAAAGTATATATAGAAGAAAATGGTAAATTAAAAGACATAGGTATATTACAGGGCAACCAAATTGTATAAACTACTTTGTTTACATTCATTGTTTTCACAATAAGGAAAATTATATGGACACATATTTTTTAATATATCTTTTGAATCATAATTATTTTCACAAGAAATAACATTTTTTGTGTAAGACGATAGTGTTTGTTCCATTTTTTTGTCTTCTTTACATAAACCAAATTGTGTATCTTTTACATACCCCTCGCATAATGGTAGTTGCTGTGGACACATATTGGATTCTTGTGAATGGGTAGAATAATCTTCTTTACATTGAATAAATAAACTATGTTGTATATCTGAATTATATGGATTAATATATTTTGAAAACTCAGGCTCTACATATTTGGGTGGCGGGTCATAAGTAGGTATTTTGTCTCTATTTATACTATTTCTTGGTTTAAGTGGCAATACATATTCATTTTTATCATTTTTTTCAAAAGGAAATTCTTTCATACATTTGGTCATTTTACCACCACTACAATCAACATACGCATAATCTCCAGGATTCAAATCCCCTACAAATTTGTTTGTAATTGGATTATATAACATGGAATTATCTTTGTCTCGAACACTAAAGATATTTTCACAAGATATACCATAGTCTAATTCTTTTACATAACAATTATTACCCGAACTATGACCAAATGTATATGTTTGACCTAGTGTTTCTTCTGGGGTCGCATAACATGCATTTTCTTTTTTATAAGGAGTTTTTTCATTACACCCATCGGTTACTACCGACAAAGCAGTATCGGGGTCGACGCATATTCCATTCACGAGATATGGTTTTGCCTCACTACATGAAATATCTACTTCAGTAGTATTTTCAGGTCTACATTCATTATTTGCGTAAAAAGGATTTTCTTCGTCACAAACAGGTACAGAATACGTTACTTCAGAGCCTCGTATTTTTACTTTGTCTCCATCTATTATTCCTGTTTCAGAAGTAATATTTTTATAAGATGATAAAAGAGGATTACTTGGCGGTGTATCATATGGGTATTTTGATGTTCCTTTGTAAAAATCATCATATTCGTAACTGGCTTCTGCTTCATATAAAAAACAATTGGAAACGTCACCGTTGGGTGTATTATAATAAGACGTAGAACAATTTCTTTCTTTACATTTTTCTTCGATTGGTTCCATATTTTTTACAACCCATTTGTCGCCGTTTTTTTCACATGTATTGGAATATTCTTTATCATCAGTGGTTTCAAATCCACAAATATTTTTGTAAATATAATTACACCATCCACCACCAGTCTTTGGACATTTTTTAGCACCATATTGTGTTGCTTGTTCAAGTGAATTACCACAAAAACATTGCGGATTTCCATAATTTCCGTGTTGTAAAGCATAATAATTATATTCGCTACATTCTTCACTACATTTTTCTGAATCATATATTTCTCCTTTTGCGTTTTTTCTTCCTTTGTATACTGGTAAAGCTCTATTTCTAGTATCTCTATAAGAGCCTACTTCGGTTGTATTTTTTACAAATGTAACATCTAGTCCTTCCAATGATTTTATTACATTTTCTTTATCGGAACAATCATATGGAATATATTGTGTATCTTGTTTTATTTCAATATCTTCAAAAGGACATAGTTTTTCATAATTCAAACACATATTATAGTTTTCAATATCTTGTGGGGAAGAGCATTCATTGTTTATGGTTTTATTTGAACTTAAATCCAAATGCCAAGGATAATTTGGATTACACGTTTTATAAGGATCATAATAAACTTCGCGTGTTTTACTAGATCCTTTTAGTTCCGTTGTATTAAAATCACTTAAATAAACTCTTGGACCTTGCGAATAACTATAACTTTTTCCGCTGCTATAGTCTACGCCAACAAAATCCACTTTATTTCCAAAAATATCCTTTTTGTTTATATTTCCATTGTAACAATATTGGTATGTTTTGTCTTCGCAACTATAACGGTCTATTTTCTTAGGATATTCAACCTCAATGGATTTTTCGTTTAAATCACTATACATTGGTTCTTTATATACCCATAAACTCAACAAAACAAAAATACATAATAAAAAATTATTTTTTTCATTATATTAATACACTATAATAATGTTGCCTTACAATTACCATATTGAGAGCCACATTTATACCCAATACAAGTTTCGCCTTCTTTGCAAACATAGTCGGCGTATTTAGAATTTATCATATCTCCATAATCCGCAATACATTTTTTGCCTATTGTTATCTCTTGTGTGTCTTTTTTGGATTTTCTTTTTTCTTTACATTCTTCTTGGATATTGGTTCCATTGTCTAAATTCTGATTGTCTAGAAAATCACATATGTTTATTTTTGTTTCAACTTCATTTTCCGTTATAATGACATCATTCCCGCTTATTTCTGGGTCCACATAATCTTTCGGATAAGGCGTAGTTAATCCTCTAAATAAATTAAAGTTTTTTCCTTGTGTTTCTATATCATCGTAAGAAGCATATTTTCCCATTATATCGTATTCTAAATCATCCATAGGTACGTTTTTTAAAGATTCGGAACTAGTATTATATAAAATCGAACCTTCGCAATATACTGGATTATTGATTGAATCGGAGTTACAATATGGTTTATAAGTATCATTCTCGTTTTTTATTGGGTCATAAATATTATCATTGCATTTTAATTTGCCAAAACAATATGAATAACGTAAATCATCTTCATCTATTGTGCCAGCATTTCCTTCGCTTTGATTCCAAAAATAAGTATGTTCCGTTTCGTTCATATCTACTTTTTGTATCGTTAAATCATCATAATTTCCATTAAATGTATTTTTATTTTTTGGACGAGGGTTCCATAAATATAATTCTGTTTTTTCTACAGTACTGGTCGCATCTGCGCCAGGAATGATTGACTCTCCGGATGTTGTGGTAGATATATTATCCAAATATGTTTTAGATGCCCCTAATACATAAGTATCATTATTGTCGTTTGTGTTGTTTTGTTTGAAAATATAACTATCATCATCTACGTTTTTATCTAATCCCAAAAAAGTCGGAGGTGGGTCAGTTGTAATGGTTACATTTGTGGCTTTACCATCATTATCAAATCCTTGCGACCAGGTCAATCCACTACCATTAGTTAGTTCTTTTTCTGATTTTTCATACATATTTAGTTTAAAAATATATTTATCGCTAAAATCATAATTTGACAATAATTTAGAGTTGTAATAATTTGGACTTGTAATTTTGCCATACGAATCATATAAAGCGTCCGCATTTATGGCGGCGGTTAAACCTTCAAATGGACTAATGGTGTGTTCATCATTATACGTTTGTCTCAACAATAATTCCCATTGTCCATAACTATCACTTTCTGAAAATCCTTCTTTTGTAAAATAAAATAAAACACTATACAATAATACGCATAAGAATCCTATAAATAATAAATTATGTATTTTATTTTTCATTATACATATATGTTATTTTTTTGTAAATATTTTAATATTTTAATTTGGGATTCTAGTATTTGTTCTAAAATCTTATTTTGATATTTATAATGTTGTTCGTGGTCGACCGCGACATTGGGAACACTATGCGATTCTACGTGTTGAGGTACTACTTGATTTGAAGGAATATTGGTCGTTGACGTTTCATTTGTTTTGTATAATATTTCTCTTTCTTTTTCTTTTTCACTGATAAGGCGATCTATATCCACAATGGGTTCTTCTTCCGATTTGTCGCTAAAATCGATGATAGAAGGTTTATTTTCAGGAATTAAATCTTTGTATTCAAATTTTTTTTGTTGTTTCAGTTTTTTACTCAATACATACATAAAGTCTGCTGGTTGGATGTCTCTATTTTCTTCATATGTTTCTTCAAAGACCGATTGAATATTGGGCAGTTCAGATTCACTAAATCCTTCGAATATATTATTTTTTAAACATTCGTTCCATAAGGCTTCTTTCATTATAAGCATTATGTTCTTTTTTTTATATTATATCTCGTTAAAAAATATCTTTCTGTAATCATTCATTTTTTTATCAGGTATTTTTTTATTCTTAAAATAAGAAACATTATGTTTTTTTTCCAATAATGTAATAATCGTATATAACGCATACATTCCGCATTCCCCGTCAGCATATTGGTGTTTTGTGTTTTTATTATTATATACATTCATAGATTTATTTATTTCTTTACATTGTGATAATAGTCTATCTATAAAAATATTTATTTTTTCGCAAGGCGCGTGACCGTTTGAATCAAAATAAAAAATATAGTTTTTATCTAAATCGATAAACATACAGACCCAATGCGAACCTTCATCGTAATGCGGGTCAGTATTGAAAATGATGCCTATTTTATTTATATTTTTCATCATTTTCTTTTTCATACTAAAATAACATAGTTCCGGCCACACACATTCACTTATATTTACTTTCGTATCGAAATCTATGGGCGAAGGTCCAATAAACTCAAAATTAGGATACGTTTCTTCGTATTGTTTCATAACTCTCATAATATCTAAGCTATCCAACCAAATAGATTTTCCTTTTTTCCATTGTGGGGGACTATAAGGAGCAAATAAATTCATTTTCTTTTTCAAAGTACGATTCAATAAACATTTTTGGTCTTTACATATACTCAAATAATGTTTTAATTTTGTCTCTATGGTCTTTATATGTTTAGAATGAATTTTTTTATCCGGGTGGCGCTTGTTCCATGTATGTCTCATTTTTAATATTAACTTGTCATCGATACACGACTTTATACTTTTATATTTCGGATGACATTTTAAATACTTAAATGTTTTTTTCATATATATTATTTCTATTTTTTTAATAAATCCAAAATAGGTTTTTGTTTTTGTTTTTCTTTCATAAACATTATCTTATATTCTTCTACAAAGCATTGAGACACATCTACATTTATTTTTGGTTTTTCTTCGTGAATACGTTGTTCCAAGTGAACCAATTGATGTGTAAAAGAATCAAACAAATCTTTATAAATATAATAGTCCGCAAACGTAGTGCTTGCATTATCTTGTACCATTTGGTCTACAATTTTGGTCAATGTATCTTTATGTTCACTAAAAGAAGCCTTGTTGTGTTCCATTTTTTTCGTAATTTTTCTTGAAATATAATTATGATACATACATTATGTTTCTTTTTTTAAATAATATCGTGTCGAATTGTGGAATGT